ATGGTCATCCACTACTACATCGAGGCCGCCACGCCCGAGACCGTCGACCTCGTGAGCTTCGCGGCCTTCGCGGTCTGGCTGAAGCGGATGAAGGTCCAGGAAACGGCGACTTCGCAATCCGTCGATGAATGGCGGGAGATATTCGATGCCTTCAAGACCGGAGCGGCCGACTTCCCCGTCGAGTTCTCCCGGGATGATCACTACTATCTGACCCTGACCATCACGGACGTCGAGCAATAGAGGGGGCGCAGCCCTTGCGAGCTGCGCCCCCTCCGTGACCTATACGGCTACTCCTTCAAGAAGGGATTCATACATCCCTTTCTTGATTCGCCAATAGGCCATGTAGATACACCCCGAAGCTCTCCATCGGCCGGTGAGATCGTAGAAGAGTTGTTCTACATCCCTAGGCTTCTGGTAGGTAAGGGGTCCGAAGAGTCTCTCGATCTCTAGGATCGCGAGGAGCTCTTCCCGAGAATAGTGTGGCGCGCCCATAGGCAGCACCTCCCGTTTAACGGGCCTGCTTACTAGGTTGGTGATTTGCCAGATATAAACCTGTTCATGCCCCGTTTTCTCTTGACGAAAATTCGGGCATGTTGCAATATTCACCTTGTTGAGGATCCCTAGGTTTGCAGGACCGGGATTTGGCCCGTGGAGAGTTAGCGCTCTCTGCGGGCTTTTTTATGCCCATAAGGGCAATATTTCAAAGAACCGAGGCGACTATATATTGTGGTCGTCGCCTTTGCAATAATCAATCTGTAGGAAAAAAGTTAATAATCCTTGTTCCCTTACAGGATATAGTAGGGAGCCGTACAAACGTCAAGGAGAGAAAAAGAGTTTTTATGCAGGAAAGAATAACAAATCATTTTTCAAGCAATTCATTGCAATAAAAGGCCGGGGAAGGAGGACCCCGGCCAGTCCGGGCATACGCCGCCCGACGAGCGCCCTAAGGTAGCGAAGCCTAAGGCAAGTTGATGGGCTCGAGCTCCTCGTCCAGGTCGATCATGTCGACGGTCTTCCCGGCGAGCGCATGAGTGCAGTCCCCGAGGTACTCGAGGCGGCCGTCCGTGACGAAGAGATGGCAGCGTCGGATGACCTCGCGGCTTCCATCCGGCCGCATGGCGCCGTCCAGATTGACGAGGACTGAAGCCCGGACCGTCGGCGCCTCCTCGCTCCCCGTGATCGTCCATCGGCCATCGATCCAGTGGAAATGCCTGCAGGCCGGACACCAGAAGACGTGTGTCGCCCCGAGGCCGGGGAACTGGCCGGGCCGGAGGGGCGGGAGCTTCACGGGAGTATCCTCCGCGGCCAGAGTTCCACGACGAGCCAGACCCCGCCCCCGGCCGCCCCCGCCGCCGCCCCCCATGCCGCGCCGTGCAAAGCGTCCGTTCCCAGGGAAGGCCCCGCGAGGGCTCCGACGAGGCCGAGGGCGCCCGAGAGGCCGAAGGCTCGCCATAGGCCCGCCTTGAGGCCCAGGCGCCGCATATCGGCCTGAGCCTGGAGGATATCGCTATCGGTCTTTACCGCCGCCTGAATCCCCTGATCGATCGCCGCCGAAGAAGTCGCGGAGGAACTTATCGCAGATGTTATATTGCTCGAGGTTTGAGCCAGCGCATTCGAGGCTGCTTGCGAGTTGCTCGCGGCGCTCTCGATCAAGACGCTCTCGCTCTGCGTTAAGGCCTCGGAGCCGGTCTGCGTCTGCCCTTGCAGCGTCTGTAGCTCGATTTGCCGTTGCAAGCCCATCCCGAGCCTGGACCAGGTCGTCCAGAACGACGGCGGTAGACTCGCGGGCGACATGGAGGGCGACGAGGGTGTCGCGGTTGTCGGACTTGGCTGCAGCGAGGGCACGGCCGGCGCCTCCGGGGCTGAGGTAGATGTAGCCGAGGGCGAGGCCTGCCCCCAGGAGGAGGCAGCCGAGATACCGAGGCCAGCGGTGAGCGCCCAGATAAGCAACGATCGTTTTAAGCACATGCTACCTCCGCTTCCTTTTGGCATCCGGCGCGCACTCGATGCCGCCGACGCCAATCTTCTTGATATGCAGGCGCTCGAGGAGGGCGCCGATCGAACGAAAGAGGATGACGATGAAGACGGCCGCGGCCGCGAGGAGGAGAAGGGCCATGCCCACGATGGCGGCTATCTCGATGACGGGGCGGCGCAGGAGGGCGAGAAGGGCGTTCACGGCCCCTCCCCGGCTGCGGGAGCCTGGGCGGCCGGCGCCGGCTGGCCGGAGCTGCCTCGGGCCGCCGCGATGAGGCCGCGGATGCTCTCCGAGGTCGTGAGGATGGGCATCAGGGCGCCCAGGATGAGGCAGAGGGCGAAGGGCCCGAGGATCATGGCGATCCAGACGAGGGGCGGCGCTTCCTTGGGCAGAACCGACTTGGCCAGGAAGGCCGAGCCGACGAGGACCGCGGGCGCAAGGAGGAAGAGGTAGAGGGCCCCGAGGCGGCGGAAGCTGTAGGGGCCGGGGGTACCGTCCTTCTGGGGCTCCTCGCGGACCGCGGAGGAGAGGCGGGGGGCGTCCATCAGCTTTCCCCCTCCTCGATGAGCTCGCCGTCGATGAGGTCGCCCGGCTGTATTCCGTGACCGTCGAAGAGAACGCCGAGGGAGTCGATATCCTTATCGGGCAGGACCAGACAGGCGGCCGACCAGGCGACGCGGGTATCCCGGCCCGCGGGGCCGGAGCTCCGATGCTTCTGCCAGTCGTGGACGAGCGTCCGGAGCGAGGAGGAGGGCGTCGTGCAGTCGCCCCCGATCTCCTCGCCGCCTAGGGTTCGCGCGTTGCAGATCCCGTGGATGCGGCCATAGAAGTCGCGAGGCTCGACGAAGGCACGGAGCTGGAAAGGACCGGGCGCGAGGGAGTCGATATATCGGGCGCCGTAGTCCTTGCCGGTGTCGTCGGCTAGGCCTTCCATATTCGCGATGGTCTGAGCCGGACCGGAGAAGATCACGCGGCCGTCCTCGAGGACGCGGAAGATGTCGAGCGAGTTGTGGGCGTCGTTGTTTTCCCAAGCGAAGGGCTTCGTGGGATTCTTTCGGTACTCGTGCGAGAGCTTATAGCGAAATACTCGTATCGTTAGCATCGCGTCCTCCTAGTGCTTGATGATGTAGTTGAGGCCGATCGTTTTGCCGCGGGTCACGGTGCCTGTTCTAGGCGTGCCGTTGGTGCCGTCGGGATATGGAGATGTAATGCCAAGTGCAAAAGCTGCGATCGATGAGTCGCCTGCCGCATAAGCAGGAGCGTTAGCACCGGCACCGGACTTTCCTCCTAGTTGGGTATAATTAGTACCGTTCGCGGTAAATGCATGGATATGTCCCTGACCCTGATCATCAGCAAAGACTCCCAGCGCCCGTGCATCGTGTGCGGTTATCGCCCCGTGCGTTGTTCCCGTCGTAGTCGTCCATGTCCCCGCGCCATACGGCGACGCCTCGCGCATGTCGGGGAGGTTGAATGTCGTCGAGCCGTCGCCGACGCCATAGGTCGTCCCGATGACCGCGAAGAGCGCGGCATAGGTTCCCGTCCTCGAGACGAGCTGCCCCTGGCAGAGGTCCCATCCCGCGGGCGCGGTCGACCCCGCATACTCGGTCATCACGCCGACAGGATTCTCCGCATAGTCGGAGGTCTTCGCGAAGAGGGTATTCCAGCCCACGCCGAGCACGATGGCGAGCGCAGTCACCCATGCCGTCGCGATCTGCGTTATGCGTAGCCAACGCGCAGAATCCACGCGGACATTCTTGCCGCCTTGGACGATTTCCATGAGTTCAGTGCCGTCGAGGGGCGCCGCCTCGTCCATCTCAGATATTCGCTGTCCTTCGGCCATGACTGCCTCCTTAAATTACTTTCTCGATTAGGATCATCGACACCGTGTTTTGTAGGTTCATCGAGTCCGGGTCAATGCTGACGATCTGTACCTTCCATACGCCGAGCCATTCGCGCGTACCCGAAATCTTCGATGTATCGAGATTGACGAAACCCGGCGTGAGCTCGATCGTGACGACTTCATAGATTCTCAGGTCGAGGAATTCCCGGCCCATGATGGTCGCCGAGACCGAGCGCACGATGTCCTTGTAGCGCGTCGCTTCATAGAGGGCGCGCGCGGCCGCGTCGGTGGCATTCGTGAGGCTCGTCTCTATCTCGACGCTTGGAGTCTGGCGATAGGTGTCTTTCACGTAATCGTATTGGCTCTTGCCCGACTTCGTGAGGTACGAGTTCTCCTTGTAGTCCTTCGCGTACTTTATGACGATCTCCGCCGCGAGGAGATCGCCGAGCGTCTCCGTCTCGAGCTCATCGACATCGAGGATGTGCTCTTTCGGGATGTGGCGGGAGACCTCGCGGTTCCAGTTGTCGATGCGGATCGTCCGCTTCCCCGTCGGCGATATTTCGTAGCGGAATCCGTAGTTCGCGCCCGACTGCACTTCCTTGATCGCATTGAAGAGGGTGACGGTTTTTTCGAAGGCGATGCCGATTGACGAGAGGCTCGCGGACTCGGCGGCCCATTCGGCGAGGTTGTAGTTCGAGGCGTCGAAGGCGATCCCGAGGGCTCGGTAGTTGAGATCCTTGATGATGTCGCTCGCGACAGCGTTTGCGATACCGACCGAGCCTAGGACGCGGCATTCGTAGGGTGTAGTCCCGTTGCGACCGTCGGCCGCCGCGAGCGTGAATTCCCCCGTCGACGGCGACGAGACAGTCGGCGTCTTCGTCGTCCAGACGTCGTTGATCTTGACCTGGACGGTCCCGAGCGAGGTCAGCGTGAGCGCCTGGCGGTAGGTGACGACGCCCGAGGTCAGCTTCCCGTTCGTGCAGATTGCTTTCTGCGAGCGGATAGTCCCGTAATCGAGCGGGATCGGCGTCCCCGCGAGATCATCGACGATATTCGGGTAGGCGACGGCTGTGAAGGTATCGATGGGAATATTGACGTTCAGGGCCTTGCGCTTGTCCTGAACCTTGATCTTGAAGCTCTTAAGCGAGAGCGAGTAATTCTCGACGTAGAGCCCTGCGATCGGGATCAAGTCTTCGAACGAATAATCGTCGATGTTTGAATGGTCCTCGAGATAGTAAATCTGCACGTCATTCCCGAAGATCGGAGACGTTAAAACATCGTCGAATATTCCCGATTCGTTCATGGCCTCGATCGTGCCGTTAATGAACGCGAGCGCGTCGTAGTTGAAAATGTCCTGCTGCTGTGCAAGAGAAGGAATAGACTTTACGAGCGGTTCGAAGAAAATATTGTCAATATAGACCGCTTTTTTGTCGCAGAGGCCGCGCGATTTTCCTAGTTGGAAATTGCTAGATTCAGGGCTCGATTTGTGGCCTACATGGACGTAGAGAATCTGGTTGCCATAATCGAAATAAAAAGACTGTGGCTGTGAGCGAATATCTGCAAGGGTATCTTTCTGCAGATAATTGATGAGCGAATCCTGGATGAATTGGGTGATATCGATCGTGAGGCTCTGCGACTCGTCGGGAGCGCCGAATACCGACGTCCAAAATGAGGGCAGAGTGAAGGTTGACGGCGTGGATTTATAGATGAAGGGCTCGACGTTCGCGAAGCGTGAGATTGTAGAAATAACGGCGAGCGATACGATCGTCACTAGAGTAGTTTCCTGTAGTGGACGTACTGGTTATTACCGCCAGCTGAAAGCGCATAATTCGAGCCATCGGAAAGCACAAGCCCACCGCCGAAATTTAAGCTAACGGAAGTCCATGCTGATCCTGTATTAATTCTCAGTGAAAGGTTTGAGACTCCGTCGGGGGTCATCATGTAAAGGCCAGCGGGAATTACCCAAACATCGTTATAAACAGGGACGCTTTGCTTAACATAGGAACCGGCCGAAGGAGCATTTATTAGGAGCTCTGCAAGGAATCCTACATCTGCGCCAACCGATAATATCGAACCCCATCCGGCCCCTAGAGTTTTTGACAATGAAGCGGTCCAGTTTGCGCCAAGTACGGCCGCGAGAGCATTCGCCCAGTTCGCATCCTTCGCGATCGGTACCTTCCCGATCCCGTGCCCGGGCGCGATGTTGCGTACGTCCATGATCGAGGCAATCGCTCCAGCGTTATAGGCGTAGGCCTCGTCGAAGACGTAGAGCGAGGCGGGGCTCCCCGAGTCGTACCAGCCGTTGTACGTCGAGTTCCACGCGACGCTCGTTAGTGAGGCGACGAACGCGGCCGAACACGTCGACCCGTCACCCGAGGGCATAATCTTGACGTAGGCCGAGGCCGTGCCCGAAATCCCTGTATCGGCGTCAGCGAGGTACATCGTCCCGCCGATTTGGAAAACCGCGCCCTTGACGACGTTCGTGCCGACAATGCGAAGCGGGCCCTCTATCCCGAGGGCGAGCGCGCGCAGCTCTGCGATCGCCTTGGTCCAGTCGCTAATGGAGGTCGGAGGATTCGACGGCTCTTGTACGCGAATTATGGACATTATCGGCTCTCCTTAAACGTCAGCGAAAAGCTGTACGTGCGATCGTTCTTCGAAGGGTTCTCGAGGCCATCAACAAGTTGTGCGTAGCTCGGCGGAAATTGCGTATGCCAATTCTCGAAGTAATCCACCCACACCGGGCGGCCCTTTCCGAGGGCCTTTATTTGGTCGCGGATTTCGGTGAATTGGTCGCGCGAAACGTTCTTGAAATTAAAAGGCAGGACATCGAGCGGCTCGACGAAGTTCTGCATGCACTGACCGGCGAGACTCGAGGCAATAATTGAGTTGTCCTCGAGGCTGTCGATCCAGTCGGCGATCGGATCGGGCATCGTGTAGACTTCGCCCATCCCGCAGCCGCCTAGGTAGGCACCGCCGCCTCCCGCCCAGTCGATGACGATCTTCGCCTTTCGGACGAGGTTCACGGCGTCGAAGAAGACCGAGCCGAACTGCGATGCCTGGACGATTGTTTCCGTATGCAGAAGATTGTCGAGATAGTCGTAGAGCTGGAGCGTCATCGACGACGATACGATCCCGCGAATAAGCCCCGACTCGGTGAGGCGAAGGCTCCCGTCTTCGCAGAGGCGGTAGAGATCGCGGCCGTTATTGAAGCCATAGAAAAAGCAGTTGAGCGTCACGTCCTTCAAGAAGTCGAATGTGATCGTGTCAGCGCCCGTTTTATTTTGGTAGCGCTTATGAAGGAATATATGCGCGAGGTTCGCGGGAGGGTAATTCTCCGAGAAGTCGAGGCTTGTGACGGTAGTCGGAGGAAGGCACTTGTTTTCGAAGAGTATCTTCATCGCGTTATCACCTTCACGTTGCCGTTATTGATTCTCTGTACGACGACCTGGGCGACCACTTGGCCGTCCAGAACAAGCGAGATTGGGATAGTGAGCGATTCCGATGAGCTCGAGGATGGAGCGGCGGCGCCGTTGAGCATGTCGAAGAGGCGTTGCTGTTGTTCCATATTTAGGATCATCTCGCCTGAGTTTACGCGAGCCGTGATCTTGTCGCCGGAATAGCTCGAGCCGAGAACGATACCGCCCGTGGCGAAAGTCGGCTCTGTGGGCTTTGCGGCTACTATGGCGGCGATCTGGGCGGCGGTGGCGACACCAACGACGGCCGCCGAGATAGCACCACCGACGGGGCCGAGCTCAGAGAAGCACTTGATTATCGCCAGGGCGGCTTGAGCTCCAGCGGTTACGATGTCCGCGGCATACTGAGCCATATCGGCCTTGTACTGGATCTGTGCAGAATCGTAGGCCTGCTGCCTCTCGAGGGCTGTCTTCTCGGCGGCCTGCTTCTCCTCGAGTGCCTTCTTCTCTGCGGCCTTCTTCTCCTCGAGAGCTTTCTCCTCCGCGGCTTGCTTCTCGGCGAGGGCTTTAACGTCGGCGTCATGTTGTACCTGGAGGTTGTAGAGGGCGAGCTTCTTCTCAGCTTCGGCCTGGGCCTCGGCGTCTCCCGCGGCTATGGCGTCGTCAATCTGCTTCTGGAGATACTGCGCGTAGGTGAGCCCGTCGTACTCGATGAGCTCTTGCTTATGCTGATATTCCGCGTCGAGCGCTTCGGTCTGCGCGGCGTGAGCTTTCTCGAGCGCCTCGGTCTGCGCCTCTTGCGCTTTCTCCAGCGCCTCGGTTTCAGCTTCCTTCGTTTTCTCGAATGCCTTAAGCTCTTCTGCCTGCGCTTTCTTAAGCGCGTCGAGTTGCTTATCGAGCGAGGCCGTATAGATGTCAACAATCGATGAAATTACTGAGAAGGCGCTCGACTTGAGGCTCTCCCACATCCCCTTCCAGTTATTTTTTACAGCATCGAGAGCGGTTTTATCCTTCAGCGCGTCATAGTATTTATTGAGCGCTGCGATCGCCTTGGCTTTCTCTTCCTGCGTTCCCTTGGACGCTTCGATTTCAGCGATCTTCAGCTGGCGCTCAAACTCTATCGCTTCTTCTTCGGTGGCGTTCTTCAGCTTGAGCTTTTCCGTCGAGATCCCGTAGTTCTTAGCGAGGTCCTCGAGCGCCTGGTTGCCTTTCTGGACCGCCGCATACTCGTCGTTCGCTTTCTTGTTCGCGTCCTCGCGCGCCTTCGTCAGCGCGACCTCGGCCTCGAGGGCTTTTTTATTCTCCTCGGTGGAGTCCTCGAGGTACTTCTTCATCGCGGCGTAGAGCCGGAGCTTTTCGTCGCGGAGGTCGACCGTAGCGCCCTCGGTGAGCTTGTTGGCTTCGACGAGATCCATGAGCGCGTCGACTTCGGCCTTGACCGCCGCGAGCTTCTGCTCGTCGGCATCCTTGGACGTAATAGCACCGGAGGACTGGAGGAGATTTATCCGACCGAGCGTGGTCTCGTATTCTTGGATAACAGCTAGGCGGTCGCTCGTTATTTTCGCCTGTCGAGCCTCAGCCTCGGCTGTGGCCTTCGCCTTCTCGGCGGCCTTCTTCTCAGCTTCGGTTACTGCGTTTGCTGCGGAAAGCCTTGCAGCTTCTAGGGCCTTGACTGCCTTGATCTCGTTTTCTGTTGCCTCGATGGCATTCTTGATGCTCTCGGCCGATCCCTCGAAATAGCCGCCCGTAACCTCGGACCCTGCGAGGTCATCCTTGAGCTGCTTGAGTCTCATATCCAGGAGGGTGACTCTATCGGCAGTGGTTGCGGTTCCCTTATTAGATCGATCAATCATCTCCCGGAAATCGTTCTGAGCCTTCGCCGCGGCTCCTATTGCCTCGGCGAGGTTGAGCCAGAGCTTGCGGAAGGGCGCAAGGTTGTTCGCGATGGATCGCCCTATTTCCTCGTTAACGTCGCCTATCGCGTTCTTGAGCCGGACCTTGAGGCCAGTCGCAGTCTCGCCGACAGCCTCGGACGCTCCGCCGAAGGTCTTCGCGAGTTCGTCGAGGATGATGCGTTGCGCGCCGGCGATATTGCCGGTCGCTTGCATCTGCTTGAGCATATCCTTTTCTTGCTCGGTGAACTTGAAGCCCTGTTTCGAAAGAGAGTCGAGGCCGAGGGCGGGGTTGTCGAGGGCTTTGCCCACGGCCTGGGCGGCGGCCGTGAGGTCCATTTTCATGACCGTAGCCATGTCGAGGACGGCCTTAGTCGCTTCGTCGAAGTTGTCGCCGGTGATATTGCGGAAGCCGAGGAGGACGCCCTGCATCGCCTCGATCGTCTCATCGCCGTAGGTCGTCACCTTTTGGAGCGAGGCCGCCATGCCCGTGAGGTGATCCATAGATGTCCAGGACTCGGCGCCCGTCGATTTTAGGACGGAGTTCAGAATAGCAAGGGCGTCTTCCTGTTTTCCCCATTCGTTCTCGAGCTCGTCGACCTTGGCCATAACCTGGCCGATGACGGCGGCCACTTCCTTGAAGGCCCCGATAGGCCCGAGTACGACGTCGCGCATCTTGGCGAAAGTATCGAAGATGGAGCCCGAGCTCTTGTTGCCGAGGAGCTTCTGCTTCTCGACGAGGAGCCCTAGGGCCTCCTCGGTTTTCTTAATCGCGGCGACGGTCTCCTTCGAGGCTGTCCCTTCCTTGACCGCCTTGTCCTGGAGGACCTGGAGCTCGCGCTTGCGCAGCGCGATAAGACGTTCGACAGCGTTGGACTCGGAGATAGCGCCCGCTTGCATGGCGCCCTCGACGTTCTTCATCTCCTTCGTGATGTTCTTGAGAGTATTCGTGTAGCGCTGGCCGGCGAGGGTCGAATATTTCTCGGCGGAGTTCTTGAACTCAGTCCCGAGATTATCGAAGGCAGTCTGGCATGCCTTTATGTCCGCGTTGAGCGCGGAGAGCTTAATGCGGACCTCGGAGGATATGGAGCCAGCGTCGACGCCCACTTAGGCCTCCCGCTTCTGCTTGAGCTCCTCGCGGAGCTCCTCCTGGCGCGTCTCGTAGACGATCCACGCCCGAAGGTCGATGTCGCGAGTATTGAAGTCGGAGAAGACGCCGTGGATGTAGTCGTGCGGCGCCGCGTGGGCGCGCTCGGCGAGGATAGCGGCCTCGTAGAGCATGTCCTCGGTGACTTTCTTGATATCCGTCTTCGCGATCTGCAGCGCGTGGACGACGACGGCCGCCATGAAGTCGTCGGGGAGGATGACGTCCCAGGCGAGGATGAGCGAGTCGCGGATCTCCTCGAGCTCCTTGAGGGCGGGGCCGGGATGCATGTCCTCGAGCATGGCGTTTATGCGCTTGATCTCCACGCGGACGGACTCGTTGAAGGATCGCTTCCCGACGAGGGCGAAGATCTCGTCATAGGACGGGGAGACGAGCGAGGCCTGGCAGATTTTTACATTCTTCTGCGCGTACGCCAGGGCCTCACTCCATGTCGTTTTTACCTGGGCTTTTGACCACTTGTACTCGTCGGATTCGATGAGGGAGAAGCTGCCGATGGCTTGGCACTCGATGTCGCTCAAGGTCCTGGCCTTGACGATGCACGGCGACCCCTTCCAGGGCGCGGCGATGAGCTGCGCGTCCGCGTTCTCTATTTGCTCGAGGGCGGTCTGCGGAGTAACCTGGATTCGGGATCGCCGTGCTAGTCTCATGCCCTACCTCACACGTTGTCGATGTCGAGCGCGGCGTACTCGGCGAGGGTGAGCTCCTCGTACTTGACGGCGGTCTGCTCGACGCCCGCGGCGTTCTTGTAGGTGGCCGCGGTGAAGCTGTAGTTCTTCTTGCGGAAGCTCTTCGACCAGGCGTCGTCGCCGACGGTGCCCATGGCGTTGTAGACGGTGACCTTCTCGTAGCCCGTCATCTCGCCCTGCTTGGACTCGCCCTTGCCGTAGATGGGGTTGAAGATCTCGACGCCGAAATAGGGCTTCTTCGAGCTCGCGTTCGGCATCGAGAAGGCGCCGTCCGAGTCGATGGAGCCACCCGACATAAGGCGCATGAGGTTGTAGTCCTGGGCGGTATCGACGAGCGAGCCCGTCGCGCCCTTGACGTAGCCCTCGGAGATGACGGTCGTGTCCTCGCCGTCGGCGCCGGTCACGGTGTCCTTCTCCTCTGCCTTGACGTCGGGAGCGACGTTGATCGACTCGAGAGTGTCGCACTTCACGAACTGGGCGCCGGCGCCGCGGCCGAAGCCAGCGAGCTCGGCGGCCTGCCCGTAGACCTGGGCATAGACGCCCGCGGAGTTGACGATCTTGATCCTGCCCGTGTCCGAATCGACCGAAGCCGACCAACCGCCGCCGACCGCCGACGCCGTGAAGGCGGAGACGAAGTTGGCCGCAGTGACGGCGGTCTCGACGTAGGTCGAGAGGTCGAGGGTGTCCGCGAGCTCGGCGCCGTTGTCGAGCTTGAGCTTGATCGGGACCGCGCTGATGACAGCATGGGCCGCCGAGAAGTCGAAGGGGCCCGCGCCGCCGAAGACGCCCGAGGTTGCGCCGGGGAAGGTGCCGTTGCCGTTGTGAGGTATGAAGCGGACGCGCGAAATCCCCCGCACATACTTTGCTAAGCCCTTAGCTTTCAAAGCCATAATGGCCTCCTAGAAAAGTAGTAGCGGAGCATAGAAGCACCGCTCCATCGATATCGTTTTGTCGTCGCTGACAGCGGCGACCGGATACCACTCCTGTCGATCTTCGAGCTGAAACTGGTTCCCGACCTCGTCCTTAGCAGTAAAGCCCGCGAGGAGGCTGGGCAGCTCGTTGAAGATGTAGGCATTTAATGCCACCTGCGAACCCTGAAGCATGTGCGCGATTATGCGGAACCGGGTTTCGTTATCAGGTGCAGGTTCTTGCTTGATGACTGCGTAGGGTGCCACGGGGAGGGCGCTCCCGAAGGCGACGACATTCTTGATCGAGCCCGTCTTGGTCTTCTCGAGCACGGTCACTATCATGCCGCCCTCCTAGTCCGCATAGATCGCCTGAAGGTCTCGCCTGAAGAGCGGGAAGAATTTCTCAATGAGCGGCCGCAAGGCCTCGTGCCGGCGGTCATTCGCGAGCTCGAGGTAAACCCCGTACTCGACCATGTGCGCGATGAAAAAGCCGAGGTCGTCACCGTCGACGAACGAGTCCGCGAACACTTCTCGAGCGGCGGTCTCGGTCTGGTTATTCCAGTAGCGGCCCTTCCCGCGGCCGTTGTAGCGATCGATCCATGAGCCGCCGCCCGGGCCGACCATCTGCTGGGCGCGGAACTCCGCGAGTATGAGGCCGGCGTAGTAGAGGCAGAGGGCGACGGCCGCCGCGCGCTTCCGTGCGTATATCGCAGGCAGGTTCTGCGATACTTCATTGGCCATCAGGGCCCTTCCTGCCCTCGAGCGCTACGCGGTACTCGTCGGCCTCGAGCATGGCCGCGAGGATGGAGATAGCCCGGAAGACCTCGATGGGCGTGAGCATCTCGCGGCCCGCGATCGGGTTCTTGAGGTAGGCGCCCTGGGTGCTCGGGACGGCGGCATCCTCGTCTGAGGCGGAGGCGGGCAGCTCGACAGCATTCTCAGGAGGCACAGGGGACCTCCACCTTGGCCGCGCCGTCCAGGAAGGTATTAAAGGCCTCGGCCGCGCCCTTCGCTTTCGCTACGCGGACGTCGTCCTTCCCGAGGTCCTTCTCGCCGAGGGCGACTACGACGTCAAGGACGGGGCGTTGTATCGCGAGCATGGCATTGAGCGCCGGCGCCATCTTCTCGATGGCTTCGGACTCGGGGCTCGTCACTTTGACGCGGCGGGAAAGGGCGTGGCGAATGCGACCTCCGAGATACACGACGAGGGCGCCGCCACTGGCCGAAGCGATTCCGATGAGGATCTCTTTCACGGCGCTGCCTCCGTAGTTGCCGACGTCTCGGCCGAGTAGGCGGAATAGGCCGCGCCGTTATAAGCGCGGATGCGATAGGTATAGGTCGTCGAGGGCGAGAGGCCGGTGTCGTGGAAGAGGAAGATGCCCGCGCCCGGGGTCACGATATTGAGGTAAGCGCCGTCCCCGGCCTTGCGGTCGATCCAGTACGAGTTGACCGCTCCGACGTTGGACCATGAAAGGTCGATCGCCGAGGAGCTCTTGACTTCAGCCGCGAATTCCTGCGGAATCGTCACGGCGACCGCCGAGCCCTTAACGAGCGGGGCCTCGGTCTTGTAGACCTGCGAGCCCTTGCGGAAGTAGTTCACGACGCCGACGGTCCAGGTGAAGCCGAAGGCGTCGAAGGTATCGCCCTCGAGAAGGGGGGCGCGATAGTCAGTTTCGACGAAGAGTGAGAGGTTCGTGTCGAGCCCGGCCGGCCCGACGCTGACGGCCTGAACGCTGCCCGACTCGTGGGCAAGTCGGACGCGAACCGCAGGCCGGGCCTCGGCCGTGCCGGAGCGTACCTGGCCGCCCATGCCGTCGCTGACGAGCTGGCAGCGCATCGGCGTGACGTTGGTCGGATCGTCGGCGATGTGGCGCTTCTGCGCGTCGCGGAGCTGGCGAAGAACGACCTGGTCCTGCTGGCTGCTCATCCGCGCATTCCTCCACCGATCGAGGGGTCCCGCGTTCGGAACATGCGGCCCGTCGAAGCGCCCTCGTCCTTGGCGACTTCCTCCTCCATCGATTTGGCGAGGTCCTTGTAGAAGTTGTGCATGGTCGAGAGGTTCACGAAGTCGGTGGAATTCGCGCCGTCCTGCGTGCGCGCGATGTAGGCGAGGCGATGCCCGAGCTCGGGGATGATGTCCTTGACCGCCTTCGGGGCGGCCTTGGCGAGCCCGTAGAGATCGATTAGGACGCCAATGCGGGTATCGGAGAGGAGGAGGTCCCTCGCCTCCCACTCCTTGAGTCCCTCGTCCCAGGTGTAGTAGACGCCCGTGTCCGCTTGGAGGTAGGCGGTTTGGCGGGCGGGTGCGGTTACGGCGAGGCGCGTCGCCTCATCCGCCACCGAGAGGATGGCGATGACGCCGAGCGGATCCTTGATGCGGAGCCTGAGTTCTACGAGATCAGCCCAGTTCGCCATCGCCTACCTCCAGGAAGGCCGGCCCACGCTGCCGAGGGCCGGCCGGATTACTTCACGCCCCTATCAGGTCGGGAGCTCGACCTCGACGATGGCGCCGTAGCCGGCCGCGCCGCCGGCCGGGGTGGCCGCGGAGGAGCCGAGCAGGTCGTCCAGGTACTCGCCCTGGATGGAGTACCAGGCGCGCTCCTCGGTGGAGAGGTCGAGGACCGAGCCGACGCCCGTCTCCATGGTCAGGGGGCGCTTATTCGCGACGAGCGCGACGCCCGGGACGAGGAGGTAGCACTTGCCGGCGGTCACGCCGGGGAAGGACAGGGCCTTCTTCCCGATGGTGAAGCCGTCGTTGATGCCGCGGTCGTACTCGATGAGGCGGGGGAAGGGGAGGGCGGGGCGGTTGCTCGCCTTGGAGTCGGCGCCGTTGCCGTTGAGCTGGCCGCGGATGACGTTCTCGATCTGGAAGGTGTCGGCGCTGTTGCAGAGGACCGCGAGCGAGGGGACGGCGATCTTGCGCTTGGTCTGGGGGTCCTTGAGACCGCGGATGAGCTCGTTCGCCGCGAGGAAGGTCTCGTAGGTTTTCTCGTCGAGGGTGAGCCCGGAGGTATTCACCTTCGCCTGCTTCTGGCTCGCGACGAAGGTCGCGGCCACGATGGCGCCGATGATGCGCGAGTTGCGCATGTCGGTCCAGGCGTCGACGGCGGCCTGTACAACCTTGTCCATGGAGAACCACTCGTTCCAGAGGCGGTTGGCGATCGAGTCCTTCCAGCCGATGGCCATGATGGACAGGCCGAAGGTGTCGGTCTCGCCCCCCGCCTGCTGGATGAGCGGGACGGCGTCGTTCTCGCCGGAGTTCGGCTCCATGGCGCCGCGGTAGGGCAGGACGTCCCTGAGGTAGAGGAGCTTGTTGAAGCCGAGGTTCGTCTCCTCGCGGGCGATGAGGCCCGTGAGGTCGGGCGACTCGATGGCCCGGCGGGTCACATCGAGGAAGAAGCGGCCGAAGAAGGCCTCGAGGTCGGCGGTGGCCGGGGCGCTCGCGGCGTTCGCGAGGATCTGCTGCAGCTCGGCCTGGGTGTGGTTCGAGATGATGCGGTGCCTGAGGCTGTCCATGTCCTCGGCATTGGCCGCGACCTCGAAACGGAGCGCGAGCTCGCGCCCGCCCTCGAGGTTGGCCTTCCTGGAGCCGCGGAAGCCGTAGGCGGTGTTGACCGCCTTGGCCTTCTCCGAGCGCTCCTCGCTGATAGTGGCGCTATTGTAGATCTTCATGTCCTTCTTCTCCTTACGCCGTCAGGATCACGCGGGAATACTCGACCCACGCGCCGTAGATGTAGACGGCATCGCCGTCGTTGGTTCCGCCGACCGCGAGGACGACGGACAGAGTACCGGGGGCCGGGAGGACGCCGTCGGCGCCGCAGGTGAACACGAGCTCGGAGGCCGCCTGGGTGAGCGCCTGGGCCGCCGTGTCCTGGATGTCCGCGTTCGCCGTGTCGCCGACCGCGCAGGGGTAGACCTCGCAGTCCAGGGTGAGCGAGTCGAGGTTCGCGGCCTTGCCCGCGAGGACGTGGACGGTGATGTCCTTGGCGTCGTCGAGGTCCTGCGGGATGGGGACGGTGAACTGGAGCGACTCGCCGGCCGTGCAGTTCACGGGGATGTCGATGACGACTTCCTTGTCCGCGAGCTGGGCAAAGCCAGCGACGGTGGTCGCCTGCTTCGTGAGGGCGGTCCCGTCCTCCTGGCTGATCGCGCCGAGGGGGACGAGGATGCAGGCCTGGGCGGTCTCGGCGTCCACGGCCAGATCCGCGACCGAAGCCGCGAGGGTCGCGACGGAGTTGACGACCTTGATCGGGTCGCAGCCGATGACATCGAGGACGCCGCCGGATATGGCCGCCTTGGAGTAGCCGACGAGGTAGTGGCCGACCGTGGCGGCGTTGGAAAACTTCTTCGAGGTCGGGTCGAAGTAGACCTCGAGATCGGCGGAAGCGAAAGCATCCTCGCCGGTATCGAAGTCCGCGACCTGGAACTCGGTATCGTAGGTGTTCTCGAGCGCGCCCGAGGCGAGGCTCGCGATCGCTTCGAGGGCCACGAGGCCCTTGCCGCGCATGACGGTGAACTCGTCCGCGACGAGCGCGACGCCCGTGGTATTGACGAGGCGCAGGCTATCCGACGCCTCCTTGTTGATGTAGACGGTGCTGCCCATGGCTTACTCCTTGGCCCCGACGTGGATCGTGGGGATGTCGTCCCCGCTGTTCTTCGCGACGGTCGGCTTCGCGCCGCCCGCCTCGACCCTATAGAGCGCCGAGTTGCCGTCGGCGCGCTGTGCGTTGAGGGTGATGAGGACCTGGTCCTTCTTGAGCTCCTCGACCGCGTTCTTGAGCGCCTCTCCCGACAGGCCCTTGCATGCCTTGGCGGCGTAGGCGTGCGCCGGGTTGACGACGTCCTGGGCCGCGGCGTTCTTGAGCATCTTGTCGCCGGCGATCTCGCGCACGGCGGACTCGACCTTGAGCTCGGAGCTGGCCGCGTTCTCGGTCAGGATCGCCTCGAGCTTCTCGAAGGGCTTGTCGCCGAGCTTGTTCTTCATGGTCTCGACCGTCGCCGCGTTGGCGACGTCGGACTCGCTGCGGGTCTCGATCCCGAGAGCCTTCGCGATGTCCTGCTTGTTCTCCGACCCGTTCTTGATGAGGTTGGAGAGCAGTTTCAGAGCCTCGTCCTTGTCCACGGTTGGTTTCCTCCCGTTCTTGGATTTGTTGTCGATCGCGGAGATGAGCTCGCCGAGCGCGGCGCGATCCTCTTCGTTAGCGCGGGAAGCGAGTCGCCTCAGCGCGGAACGATAGACGACGCCGTTCTGGACGGGATCTCCTTCGACGTTCGTGTCCTTATCGAAAGCCCCGTTCTCGATGAGCGCGCGAGCGGCATCGATGTCGAGGCTAGAAGCCGAGTTAACTACTTGATTCATGGCGCCTTCGTCGACGGCGTCGTTCCGCTCGGAGCCGAGCGTGCCCGTTATGCGGTACTCTTCTACACCATCCGTCCCGGTCTTCACGGTGTACTCGGGCTTCGCGACGATGGAGTACCTGATGTTGTGGATCCGCGCATTCCGGCGGAGTCCGTCGTTCGGGGTCGTATATCCCACTAGCGGGATGTAGTGCTTGAAGTAGACCCATCCAGACTTCGGATCGTCGGCATTCGCGACGACGCTCATGCCTACGAGGAAGAAGTCATCCGAGCACTTTCCGCTCCACTCATGCCCGAACTTCGATCCGGGGATGGCGCGCTTCTTCAGCACGTTCGCGACCGAATCGAAGAACTTCCGCTCATAGATTCCGCGGGAACCGTAGCGAAGCCCATTACCTACTGCGGGGAAGGCAATCGCCTCCACCGAATAGCAAGGGTCAGAATCCCCCCGCATGAGCTCGGCCATGATCTCGTTCGGAACGAGCGTCGGGATCTCCTCCTGCGAGGGAAGCCGAACGGCCGGCGCTCCGGACTTCGCGTAGTTGAGAACGACGATCCCCTCGGGGGCTCCGTCGTTCCATACCCTCGATTTCAGCATCGCGCCCTCCTATGCCGCGGCGGCCCGATAGGGCCCCGCGTACCATGAATCGAGATAGTCGACGTCCTCGCCTTTAGCCCATCGCTTAAGGTCGGCGAGGAAGACTGCTTGATCGCGAAGATGAGGCTGGACCGAGCACATACAATTAGGGTGCGGGTAGGTCGGGAGCGCGTCCTTCGTGTAGGGCCCGCTCGAGGCGAGGTCCGCGCACTCGCACGGCCAAGCCTCGCGCCCGATCGACAACACCCAGTCGTAGAGCCCATTGCCGCCCGGGTTGGCCTCGCCCGAGAGCACGGCGGCGTCCTGGAGGGAGGCGTAGAGCTCGGAGCGGACGAGGCGCACGGCGCGGTAGTCGAGGCGCGAGGGCAGGCGCTTGGAGAATTCCCCCGTGCCCCGCTTGAGGCCGCCCCAGCGCTGCGCCAGAGCGATCTTCCCGCCGGCGGTATAGACCTGGATGTCGCGGGCGATCTTCACGGGGTCGCGGCCCTGGGCGATGCCCGCGGCGACGGTCATGCGGATGCGCTCGAGCCAATCTCCCCGGACTCCGGCGCCGCCCCAGACGCGCTCGCTGAAGGTCTGTCCGTCGCTCCAGAGGCGGGAGGAGAGGGAGGCGACGACCTGGGACGACGTCGAGGCGATGAGGCGCTCGAGGCCCTTGCGGGTGATGAGCTTCTCGGCTCCTGCCTTGCGAGCGCTGCCGTAGATGAAATCGGCGTCGATCTCGGGGAAGAGGGGGGCGGCCTGGCCGACGAGAGCCCGGGCGACGGTCTCCGTCCCCAGGGCGATGGAATCGGCCGCGGCCTTGAGCTCGCGCTCGAGGGCCTGCCAGCGGGCGACCGTGAGGGAGGAGAGGCCGCGCTCGAGGGAGCGCTCGACGACGGCCGCCGCTTCCTTTGCAGCCTCGAGGTAGACGTCGATGAGCTGGCGCCGGGCGGCCTGGTCCATGCGGGCGGCGCGCGCGCGGGCGGCGCGGAGGCGGGCCTCGTATTCCTTGTGCGTCGTGATGTCGGCCGCCGCGTCGTTCGCTACGGGCTCGAGCGTGAGGAGGGCGAGGGTCGGGGTGAAGATCATGCGGGCCTCCGCCGGAGGGAGGTCGACGCCTCAGGGAGGGGGCCGACGATCGCGCAGGCGGGAACATAGGCCGGGCGGATCCTAGGCATATCGCCCGGCTTCTTCCCGGCGAATATCCAGCGGCCGTCAACAAAGTGGACGGGGTCAGAGTAGGCGACAGGGCGACCGGCCTCGAAGGCGACGCGGCCCTTCGTATCCTTCGAGTCCGCCGCGTCGATCGCTACGCAGACGATCTCGCGGTCGAGCTGGTTGAAATCGATGTAGTCGGTGATCCGAGCGGCGCGCTTCTCATCGAGGCGCTGGCGGACCCTCTTCGCCATGCTCCGGCTCATGCCTCGTCCCCCGTCTTCTTGTCGCCCTTGGCCGAGAAGTCCTCGACGATGGACATCGGATCGGAGCCGAGCGAGGCCTTGTGGACGGCCATCTCGGCGATGCCCGTGATGAAGTCCTCGTACTTTCCGGGATCGCTCTCAGGGTAGAGCATGGTCCAGAGCGCGTAGAGCTGCTTCTTCGTGCAGGCCGCGGAGCCAACGAGGGCGGATACGGTCTGGGCAAAGCGCAGGAGCATCTCGCTCTTCACGGACGGCGCGACGTCGTCGATACGGTTCCAGGCCATTGTGAAGGGCTTGTAGGTCTCACCGCGAGCGATAGACAGGACCGTGAGGGCTCCCGTGATGTGGGAAACCCAGGGATCGGCGTATCCTTCGCGGACGCTGGATGCGTACTTAACGGCCTGGGAGCCGCTCGTCTCGACGGAGGCGTGGTTTCCGGTCGCCATTGGTCCCCAGAAGACCTCGGGGATGCCCGTTCCTTCGAGGATGGTCAAGAAGATGCGCTCGAGCGCCTTCTCCAGGGCCGAGGTTGCGCCCTCGGAAAGGAACTCGAACTTCGTCGTCTCGTTGATGCGATTCACGACGAACGAATTCTCGGATACGTCGAAGGCCGCCATGGCCTCGGCGGTATCGAGCCTATTCTCCTTGAGCCAGGCACCGGGATCCGAGACGGTCTGGACCTGCTTCACCGAGAACTTGGTCAGGGTCTTCGAGATGCGATAGGCGGTGTCGTGGTAGTCCTTCAGGGAGCGGAGGACGCGAGCGAACACCGAGGCGCCGCGCTGCTGCCCATCGGCGGCGTCGAAGGCGAAGTTGACCGGCAGAATGCCGGAGATGTTGGACGAGGTCGCGTCCTCGACGTTCTGCGGGCGGGCCCCGATCCATTTCACGTCGACGATCGAGCGATCGAATCGGCGCTTTCGCTCTACGGTCTCGATCTTGTTCTCGCCGGTCGTCACCTTGATCTGCTCGTCGGTGAGGATGGCGTGAGCGCGCTCGGTCTGGATGTCGATGAGGATGTCGGAGATTGAGGAGTCGGGTATCGACTCGATCGCCAGGTCGAGCGTTTCGGAATCGAAGCGCGGCCAGCGCCAGGCGTTGCCGATCAGGATGCTTCCCCGGTGGATGCGATCGGGGCGACTGCGCTTGATGATGTAGTCGAGGGCGGCTTGGGTAACGGGATCGTCGCCCTGGGCGCGCGGAGTCGGATAGCCGATGAACTGCGCGAGAAGGTTGACCGGCGTGAAGCAGAGGGGGGAGGCGAATTCGAGGCCCGGCCACTCGCCGCGATACAGGCCCCAGAGCAGCTTCTCGTTGGCGACGAGGCGTTGGGTCATGTCGCGATCGGTAGGGCGACTGGGAAGGACGAAGGCCGGGCTCTCCCGGCCGCGGTCGAATATCCAGGAGAAGGGTCCGCGGCGTCCGCTGCTCATTCGGACCTCCTCATCATGCCTACGAAGCTGGCCATCTCTTTCGATACGGGGGCGGCTTTGGTAAGCGCGTTGAATCCCCCGGCAGCGGCGTCCGCTTGGTCATCGTGGCCGTAGTCCTTCGGGTTATCCGTGAGGGCGACGAGCTCGTCGATGAACGGATCGTTCCAAGGCCCGCGCAGGAGCTTCACATTGCCGGCCTGGACCTGGGCAGAGAGCGGCTTCCAGCGCGTCACCTTGTCCTGGCGGGCGGGGTAGGCGTGGACATCGTAGCCGGCCAAGGAGCGAACGAGGTCCTCGGCCTCGGCGACGCCGGCCTGCCCCGGATCCTGCTCGATGCCGATAGCGGCTCGCGTCCCGTCCTGGCTGGCGGTGTTGTGGATCTTCGTCTTCACGCCGAGCGGGCGCTCGCGGAAGCGCTCTACACCCTCGATGTAGAAGAGCCCGTCGAAGCCGCGGCTGATCTTCACGCCGGCGGTCCAGTCGGGATCGGGGGAGGACTCGCTCTGCTCGGTCGCCGCGCGGTCCCAGTAGCGGATCGACTGCGTGATCTCGGGCAGGGCGTCGACGATCTCGAAGTCGGAGCGGGCGAAGATCATGCCCGCCGCCGCCCGAGCGTTCCAGTTGCCCCCGAGAAGCTGCTCGCGCTCCCAGCGGGGGAGCGCCTTGAGCTTCGCGAGGTAGCCGGGATCCTTGGCGAGCAGGGCCTTGTTGTCGTAGACCGAGGCGGGGATGAAGGTGACGGAGAGGGGGTCGGTATCGGGGCCGAAGCGGGAGACGAGTTCCTCGCGAGAGTCGGCCCATTCCAAGACGTCGTTGATGCGAGCAAACCAGCGAAGGACGCCGGCGCGCTCGATGATAGGCAGGCCTGTGTCGTCGTCGATCCACCAGCGGATGAACTCGCGGACCCAAGAATCGGGATCGGGATTGCAGGCCGCGCGGACGTAGGGCCGGACGCCGCAGGTCGAGCGGTTGCGCGAGAGCATGTAGAAGAACTGGCGCCGGGTGAACTGCGTGAGCTCGTCGAAGAGCATGAGCGCGATCTGCGCGCTCTGCCAGTCGTGGACTGTGTCTTCGTACTGCAGGTGATGGAATCCGACCTTCGCCCCGGAGCCGAACACCGCCTCAAGGGCGGGAGCCTGCCGGAGGTGCGCGCCCATCGCGAGGTAGAGATCCTGCGCCGTGTCCCAGGCGCCGCCCTCGGCCGTGATCTGGGGCATCGTTCGCCGAAAGTAGACCGCTCCGAAGCCCTGATTATTCGCATGGCGGGCAGGCTCGAGGAGGAGGGAGAAGGTCTTTCCGCCGCCGGCCGCGCCGCCGTAGATCGCAATATCCGCTGAGCTCGCGAGGAAGGCTTCCTGGGGGCCCTGTTGCGGCCGGATCTCAGGCATGCTCCCCCTCCGGCTTCGGCCCGTCGCCGCGCCCATTGTCGGGCAGGTAGACGTGGGTAGCCTGGACGCGGCTCACATTCTCGGTCTTCTCGACCATCGAGAAGTCGCCGACGTTCGAGATTGCCTTGCAGATGAACGCGCCGCGGGGCCCGTCCTCCCGGGTGAGGGAGAATCCCTTCGCCTCGAGGGCGGCCGCGCGCTTCGCGTAGAGGAACTCCTTGAGCTCGAGGAGCTCGGGGATCTCGTAGATGCGCTGGCGGCGGACGAGGGACTTGAAGCAGAACTCGGCGAGCGAGGGGCAGGGCGTGGCCTCGATGTAGTCCCAGAACTGTGAGGCGACCTCTTCGATGTGCGCAGGGGTCCAGACGTCGGGGGTGTCCTTCGGTCGGCCGCGGCCACGGGGCGCTGCAGGGATCGCCGGGGCCTCGGGCTCCTTCGACGCCGGCGGGTTCAACGGCTTCTCCTTGCCTCGCCGCGTCGGCGTCGCGCGTTTAGATTTGTCCGAAGATTTCCTCGTCGTCTTCTTCTCGCCGTTCTTCGAGCGCGCGCCCACGGCGACGCGACCCTTCTTCGGGGCTGCCTTCGCCGTGGGTCCTTTGCTTCTCGCGCTCGCCTTAGTGGCCATGCTTTCGCAGTAAACCGCATCCGGCTTTCTCGTAAAGTGGCCTATAAGCCGCCGATTCCGCCTAACCCGCCACTATCCAAATATCTCTAGGGTTTTTGTGTAAAATCGTATTAGCCGGCGCCCGCGGATACGGGAGTCAGGACCTCCGGCTCTCCCCAGCTCTCGAAGTCGTCGTCGAATGTCCAGGCGAGCTTGTCGTGATGGCAGATGGCTTCCCGCGCTGTTCCAGGGGCTCGAGGGAGAAGAGATGCAGCCTTCTTGCACTCCGGACAGACCGGGGCGATGTCGTCGAGCTTGGGCGCTTTCGGCTGCGCGGCTCCGAGCTCCTCGATCCATGCGGCGATGACGTCGTCCTGGGTGGCGAGCTTCTTCGCGTAGGCTCCGGCGTTCTTCACCCCTCGCGTGGACTTGGCTCGAGCGAGGGCGAAGGCGGCGAGCGAGGTCTCGGCTTCCTCCTCGGTCATTTTGATCCCGCGCGCGGCTAGCTGCTCTTTAATACTCTCATCTAATCTGCTCTGCTCTGCTCTGTATCCGCCTGCGCCCGAAGTTTGGGGATTTTCGCCCGAAGATTCCCCTTTTTCGCCCGAAGTTGTCTTTTTAGCGTTATATCGGTCTCGGCCTTCCTCTCGGGACTTCATCGCTCGGGCGAGGTCCTCCTGGGTCTGCTCGGTCCAGATGACGTCGCCGTCCTTGTGGATAAGGTCGATTTCTGGGGTGGCAAGAAGGTCGACGAAGGCCTTGAAGTCGGCGAGGTTGAGCTTCAGGGCATCGACTACCTCGGCTCGGTTTTTGGCCTGCGAGAGGTCGAGCTTGGCGTCGACGGCGCGGCCGATGAGGCTATTAAGGATCCAGAAGCGCGCCTCCATGGCGAGGGCCTTCTCGATGTCGGGATAGGAGGCCCGGAGGAGGAGGAATTTCCCGTTCTGGTAGGCGTCGGTGTAGTGCGTGAAGAAGTCGAGGTTGTTTTTCATTCTCGGCCTCGAGTATTTGACGCTAGGCGCATGTTGGCGTTATATTTTCCGTACACGATCAAGCCTTCCTTGAAGCGCCCGGCTGCTACCGGGCGTTTTCTTTTTCCCTACTTCCTATCCTGTGCCTCGACCTTGAGCGCCGCCTGGAATTCGTCGTAGTTGATGACGAGGGTCTCCCCGGTCGTGTGGTTGACGATTCGAAGGTCCCTCGAGCCGAGGTCGAGCAGGGCCTCGATGAGGCAGAGTTTCCCGCGGCCGCGGCTAGGTTTCAGAGTCGCCGAGAAGCTGCGGGCCTTCTGCGCTCGGTCGGAGTCCTCGGGGTAGGTGGTCTTCTTGTCCTTCATGGCCTAGTCCCTCCTTAGGTCCGGCAGGAGCTTCGGCAGCTTCCCGCTCTTGTAGGCGGCCTCGAGCGAAGGGATGATCTTGTCGCCGACCGTCTGCCCGTCCGGGAGCACGAAGTAAGGGAGGAACTCCTCCTCGAAGCTGACGATCTCCGTAGATACCGCCTCGAGCTTGGCCTTGATGACGAGGGCGAGCGCCCGCCAGCGGCGGCGCATCTCGCGCTCGTAGGCCTCGTCGAGGGCTCCGCCTTTCCGAGATCGACCGGTCGGCGTTTTCTTGAAGTCGTCCGGGTTCGGCATCGGGAGGATGAAGCGGACCTGCTTCCCGTGCGCCACGAAGGCGACGAGGGCATGACCGGCCCGGACGCCATACAGGAACTCGGAGGCGCCGTACTTGGCCAGGACGCGCTCGATCTCGGCCTTCGAGCGGTCGATAGGGACCTCGGTCCCCTCTGCATACTTGGGTGATCGTGTAGCCATACTCGTCCTCCTAGAACGGAATGTCGTCCGTGAACTCGTCGCCGCCGGATTGCCCTTGGCTCGAAGCTGGCGGGGGTGTCCCGCGACTTTCGGGGGCGTTGCCGTGCCCGGCTGCCCCGGAAGCGCTTTGCGGGCTTCCTTGCGCGCTTCCGAGGAGCTCGATGTCGAGGGCGACGATCCCGATTTTCTGCCGGGCCTGGCCCTCGGGGGAGGTCCAGCGCTCTTGCCGGAGCTCGCCCCGGACCGCTATTTGCTTCCCCTTTACGAGGAAGGGCACGAGGCTCTTGTGCCAGTATTCGAGATCGAAGAAAGAGGCCTCCTCGATCCACTCCTCGCCGTGCTTTACGCGGCGGTTCACGGCGATCGAGAGGCGCGTCGGGCCGTTGCCCTGGGGCGCTTCGGCATCGCGGACGAGGCGGCCGACGGCCGTCCAGACGTTGAGGTCAGACATGCGGGGCCTCCTTGCCAATCGCGGCACGGGCCTCGACTTCGAAGAATCCTAGCTGCCCGCGATATGGCATGAAGGGAATCTCGATTGCGCCCTTAATTACGAAACCATAGTCTCCGAAAAACCACGGGCTCTCAGAGGCCTTCACGCATTCAATAATCTTGGCCGCGCCGACAATGCCGCCGCGCGGCAGATCGTCGAAGGTGGGAATAAGGTCGAAGCCGATTCCTAGAATCTGAAAGGCAACCGAACACGCCTCGTCATACTCATCGTGCGTCATGCCCTTTCCTGCGTGAACAAGGAAGTCGCCGCGATAGCTCGTCGCCCAGGTTCTGTTCTCGATGTCCTTATACCCGTGGACGATGAGCCACGCCCAGGGCTGGCGAATGCTCAGGGCGATCATAAACGGTCCCCCTGCCCGGCGAGGCGGGAGCGGAGGGCGGCGACGTTTGCCAGGATGAAGCGCTTGATATTGCCGTGCATGATCTCGCGTATCTCGGAATCGGAAGCGCCGGGGCCGCGGGCCATTGCCTCGTTAATTTCCATCTGCATATTAGCCGTTAACTGCCTGGCGGCTATTTCTGCGGATTCCTCTAGCTCCTCCTCACTCGGCGCGGCCTGGGCGGGCTCGGGCTTGTACTCGCGAAGGTAGACGGGGCACTTATTGCAGGGCTCGTCATGAGGGCACGTGCCGCATCGCTTCGCCTCGCTCTGCTCGGGCGCGGGAGCGGCGGGCTGGCGGTAGTAGACTTCTACGGGGCCGCACGGTGCTGGCTCAGGCTCGCCACGGCCTCCGTCTACTGCGACGACATGCCCCCAGTCTTCACCCATGCGCTCGATCTGATCGGGGGCAAGGATGACGTGACAGGACGTGCATACGCCGAGATCGGGGCGGCGCTCCTCGCTCCCCTGTATCGGGCCGTCAGGCATCGCCCTCTCGACGATCCCCGCGACCTCCGCCTTCAAGCCCTGGGCGCGGACGTTGATGATCTCCATGATGCCGTCGGCCGATCCAACCCACTCGCCTTCGATGGTCAGGTTCTTCGCGAGGTAGTCCTGTATCTCTTCTCGTAGGTTCTTCATGGCTCCTCCAGAATGAGGCGCATCTGCCGCGCCTTCTCACGCTTACCCATCCGGACGCCGACCTCGTAGGTCTTATTGGCGAAGGCGAGCGCCTTCATGATCTGCTCGTCGGTCCAGTCCTTGGGAAAGTCGAAGCAAATTCCCCCGTCGTTGTCGCGGAGCTGGGCGATATCGGGGCGCCCTATCACGTCGCGATCGATCCAGGCGTCGACGGGGCAGAGGTATTCGGTCTTCATGAATTCACCGCCTCCTCGGGCTCGTCGTCCTCGTCATCCTCGCCTTCCACGTCCGCTGGATCTGCAAAGGGTAGCTTGTCGATCATGGCCTCCATGTCCGTCATCAGGTCGTCCGGGTTAGGCGAGTAGACGCACATGAGGGCGGCGATCATCTGCCGGAGCTCGTCGAGCCCATTCTTGAGCTCGGAGAACTCGTCCAGGTCGCGCCCCTCGGTAACATCGTGGAAGCCATCGACCGCCTTCGAGTAGGCCGAGGCGAGGTTGCGCCTCAGGCCGTCCATGCTCACCTTCATGCCGCCATCCCTCCCTCGCTCGCGCCCTCGCGGGGCCCGAGCGTTGTCACGTCGATCGTCCGCTCTACCATCGCCTGCAGCTCGCGGGAGTGCGTCACGATGATCGTCTGGAAGCGCCCGCTCTCGCGGTGGGCCGCCTCGAGCATGCGCAGGTAGAGCATCCGGGCCTCAGGGTCGAGGGCGCCGTCCGCCTCGTCGAGGAACACGGTCAGGAAGCGCCGGTCGGTGTTGCGCGCGCGGACTACGGCGAAGGCGTCATAGAGCGCCTTGCGAATCCACACCGCCTCGCCGCCGGAGAGGCTGTCGATCGTCTGCTCGTCCCCCGTCTCGGAGTCGAGGATGTAGATCTCGAAGTCCTCGACCATCTTCGTCTGCTTGCCCTTCCCCGCGACGCGTTGCGTCCGGATCTCGATCTGGTAGCGCGAGGAGAAGACGCCGAGGAGCTTGTTCGCAACCTCGACGATCGAGGGGGCCAGGGCGTCGAGCTCGAGGGCCTGGATCCCGTTCGGCCCGACGGCGCGCTCGAGGAGCCGCCAGTCGGCGAGGTCGGCCGCCTTCGCCTGGCGCTCCTTCTGGGCGGCGGCGCGGGAGGTGAGCCGGGTCTGCGCCTCGGCGAGGCCGCGGTCGCAGGCCTCGATGGTCGCCCGGGCGGCGGCGCCGGAGCGCTGCGCGTCGGCTAGGTGGTCGCGGGCGGCGCGGAGCTCGGCGTCCTTGGCCGTGAGCTTGTCGGGGAGGTCGGTCTCAGCCTGGGCGGGGAGGGCGGCGAGGTCGGCGGCGAGCTTGCCCCGCCGGCCGGTGGCCTCGGCCTTCCTGGAGCGGGCCGCTTCGAGGCGGATCCCGGCGGCGTCGGCCGCGGCGATCGTGGCACGCTGGCCCTCGGGGTCGCCGAAGTCGAGTTCGGCCTCGATCTCCTGCAGGCGCGCGGCGCCCGGGAAGGGGAGGGCCTCGGGCGGGGCCGGGGGCTCGCCGATGGCGTCGAGGGCGGCCTGGGCCGCGTTCAGATCGAAGAGCGCGTCGGTAGTCTCGGAGGAAAGCCCGGTGAGGGCTTCCTGGGCCGCCTTGGCGTCCTGGGCGGCTGTCTCGGCCGTCTCGAGTCGAGAGTGGGCAATTGCCGCCTCGCTGGTCGCCTTGGAAGCTTCGGCGAGGACCTCGTCCGCCCGGTTCATTGCCTGCTTCCCCTCTGCCTCGAGCCGATTAACGGCTCCGAGGTCGGCGTGTGCCGGCGCGGGGTGGCTGGCGCTACCGCAGATGGGGCAGGCCTCGCCGTCGTGGAGGGAATCGAGGATGAAGGGCAGGGCCCTGGCCTCGGCGAACTTCTTGCGAAGGGTCTCGACTTCGGCTTTTATGGTCGCAGCGGCTTCGTTCGCTTCCTTGGCTTTACTCTCGGCCTTGGTGAGCGCTTCTCGGGCCACCGTGAGCTTTGTCTCAGCGTCCGGGTCGATCTTCGCCCTAGCGACATCCTCGGCCTTCTCAGCCGCGGCGAGGCGCGAGCGCGCGCTATCGAGCGCGCCCCTGGTCGCGTCCTGCCGCCGCCGGAGCTCGGCGGTGTCCCGCTGGTAGGCCTCGAGGGCCTGCCGGTGGGCCTCGTCGGCCTCGGCCTTCTGGGTCCGCAGGCCCTTGCCCTCGGCCTCGAGCGCCTCGAGCCGGGCGAGTTCGGTCTCGGCCGCGCCCCGTCCCTCCGCGGCCTGGGTAAAACCCTCGATCTCCTTTGCGATGGCGGCGAGGGTGGCGTCGGTCTCGGCGATCTCGGTGGCGAGGTCGTCGCGGCGCTTGTGCTCCCGCTCGAGCTCCGCAACGCGCAGGGCGAGGGCCTCGCGCTCGGTGCCGAGGGTCCGCTCTTGGGTGGTAGCCGCGGCGGCCGCGTCCTCGGCGAGGGTCTCGGAGGATACGGCCTCGGCCCGGTCGGCGGTCAGCCGCTCGATCTGGGCGTCCAGGTCGGAAGCGGCCTCGATCCCCGCGTCGAGCTTGCCGATCGCGTCCTCGAGGTCGTCGCCGCGGGCCTTACAGCTTGAGGCGTAGGCCGCGAGGTAGTCGATCCCGGAGAGCTCGGCGAAGAGGGCCTTGCGCTGGCCCTGGGTCGCCTGCCCGAGGTCGGGGGCGTACTTGTTCGGCCGCTGGGTGACGAAGGCCGTCTGCAGGTACATCTCGAGGGAGCCGAAGAGCTCGGCGATCGCGGTCTCGTAGGGCTCCTTGCGGCCGTTGACGCCGGGAATGTCCTCGTAGGTACCCGCCCCCTTGTCGACGTAGAGGAAGTACTCGGCCCCGCCTGAGGCGATGTCGGCCCGGATCTGGATGAGCGCGCGGTAGCGGAAGCCCGAGCGCAGGTCGGTGAAGTAGAGGTCGCGGCAGGAATCCTTGAGGCGGAAATGGTCCTTGAGCGTCCCGTCGCGGGTGAGCATGCAGGGCCAGGGGTGCATGTTCTCGAGGATGGTCGTCTTTCCGAAGCCGTTCGCGCCGACAAGGGCGAGGACGCCCGGGCCGTAGGTGCCGAGGTCGATGTCGATCTCGTCCTTCTTCGACTTCTTGAAGATGCCGATAGCGCCGCGGAGGCGCAGGCGGTCGATACGGATATGGGCGCCCGCTCCCGCCCCCGCGGCGGCGCTCTCGCGCTCGAGCTCGCGAGCCTTCGCGAGGGCGGTATCGGGCATGGAGGTCTCGGAGGCCTCGGCGTAGACCTTGAGCTTGTCCTCGAGGGCGCGAGCTTCGATGATCTCGCCGGCGCGGACGGTCTCGACGGGGATGATGCTGTGCGTCACTTTCGAGCCGGGGAGAGCCCCGTAGGTCTCGATGATGGTCTTCGTTTCGGCATCTTGTGACCCGTCGAGCTTGCTGGCCTCGTCGTGCATCTCGACCCATGCGACATACCCGCCGATCTTCTGCGGCCAGTGGGTATTGTCGAACTCCTCGCGGGTGCAGACGATGTGAATTCGCCTCGGATGCGGGAAGTCGACGCGGGAGACCTTGGCGAGGAAGCCGGTCTTGGGCGAACCGGCAGCTAGGAAGAGGTCGAATTCCTCTTCGGTCTCGTCAGCCATGATCGGGCTGATCTCGACCACGTTGAACCCCGGCTTATGCGTCTCGCCAAAGTCGGCCGCGTAGATCGATCCCGCGTAGCGCGCGGGGAGGCCCTCGACCTCCTGGGGCTCGTGGATATGCCCGCAGGCGATGTAGTCGGCGCTGACGGCCGCGAGGTCGTCCTTCGTCACGACGAAGCCGGTCCCGATCTCGCTCTGATGCCCGACGCCCGTCTTCGCGCCGGCGATCTCGCCGTGGTAGAGTAGGACGCAAGGAAGATCCGTGTGCTGTCTCCTCATCCCGCCAAGGCCGAGAAACAGCTTTCGGAGTGCCTCCCGGACCGCGAGGTCCGAGTCGTCCTTCCCCGTGGCTTCCGCGTTTGCGAGAAGCCACTTTTTTTGCGGCTCGGGGACGCCGAAGAGGAGGAGCTGGGCGAATTCATCGCCCTGGCCATCGCTTCCCATGATGGAGCCGCGGGAGCCGAGATAGTATGGCTGGCCCGGGCGTAGGATGCGGATAGGGAATGCCGCCGAGAGCTGCTCGAAAACCTCGAGCGAGCCCTCGGTATCGTGGCTCGGCGTTCCGTAAATGATCGCCACGGGCGCGCAGTCGGCGAGGCGCCGGATGAGCTCGAGGAAGGCGGCGAACTGGGCGCGGGCCGTGTCCATGATGGCGCCGTGCCAGAGGTCGCCCGAGATGACGATAAGCGCGAACGGGTTGCGCTCGTGCTCGGCGATGACGGTCTCGATCGAGGCCTTGCACTGCTCGTAGGCCTCGGGCTTGAAGTGCAGGTCGGATATGTGGGCTATATTCATTGCTTTCTCCTTATGCCGTTGCCGCGGCGCGGATCATCTTGCAGACGGGCTCGAGGACGATCGCGTCGAGGACAGGGGCGTCGAGCGCCTCGGCGCAGGTCTTGAGGCCCTTGGAGGCGCCCGAGCCCATGTACTTGATGATCTCGAGGGCGAGCGTGAGGGTTTTTATGTCGGTTACGCCCTTGTCCAGGATCGCGCGGGCGCGCTTGGCGACTCGCTCGTCGGAGGCATTCGCCCACTCGTTGAGGGTGACTAGGATCTTCTCGAGCTCGGGGGTGACCGCCGGACCGGCGCCGCCCTCGAGCTCGAAGTCGTCGTCCGGGAATTCGGAGCCGGCCGCCGAGGTCCGCTGCCCTTCTGCGGGCCGGGCGCTCTCAGCGGGGTCGCCCTGGGGGGCGGGCGCCGGCGCCTTGGCTTCGGGCTTATTGCCGTAGAGCTGTGCGGCCGCGCCCGTCGCCATGGCGATCGCCATCATCTTGCCCTCAGGGGTTGAAAGGATGTAGTCGGTGTTCTGGACGATGCGGGAGAAGACGAACGTCTTGCTCTGGCCGATCTCGCCCGCCTCGAAGGCGGTCGGCATACCGGTGAGCTGGCGAATGACGCGCAGCCGGGCGCCGGTCGCGGCGCGCATAGGGCCGGCCTTGTAGTATTCCATCATCTTCTTCTTGGCCTTGGCCTGGTCGACTCCGGCCTCGGCGGTAGCCTTAGCGACGTAGTCGAACTCATAGGTCTCGGGGGCGGATTCGCGCCAGGAGCCGTCGGGAAGCCGCGTCTTGCCCTGGGCGTGGCCGATGAAGATAGTTCGCGCGGGTAGGTCGAGCGCGGGCTCCGCGGGCGCGTTTATCGACTCGACATGGGCATCGATGAACGAGATCCCGGCGGCGTCGGCTACGCGGTCGCAGACCTCTTTCTTCATGACGAGCTTCCCTTGTAGGTCGTGGAAGTTCTCGCGCTTTACTTCGATCTGCGTCGGCTCGAGCTTGTAAAGCGGCACGGTCTCGCTGATGCCCTGTCCGACGAAGGCCAGAGCGCCGCCCTTCTTGGCGGATTCGATGATAGAGAGAGCGTTCTTGTTATCCATATCGGTCCTCCTGGACTGAATAAAGCCGGGCGGAGGTCGCCGTGGAGGTGCGGCGCTCGCCTCCCCCGCCCGGCAAGGGGTCAGGAGGGAACCCCGGAGACTGGCGAATAGCCTCCGGGGGTCCCTCGTCCTAGCTACGACTGGCTAAATGACCTCCTACGTAGGGATGAGTGGGATCATCGGCGGGGGCGACGATGTCGCGCGGGTGATCCGTGGAATAGGCAATGAGCTCTTCGAGCGAATTAAATTCCAGGTCCGAGAGAAACTCGGCTCCAGGTTTTAACACTCTGCCCTTCATACAGCCTCCTTCGGGTCCGCGTTCGCGCAGGGCCAGCCTTCGCAGACGGGCCCGCAGTCTTCGCAGGGCCCGACGCGCAGCTTGAAATTGGTATCGCAGGCGGGAGCGTCGCGGCGCGCGTCGTCGTAGGACTCGGCGCAGAAGAAGCCGACGCCAACGTGACGGCGGAACTTGGTCGGCTTGAAGCTCACGCACTCGCCGCAGGTATGCGCGCAGGTCCTCTCGGCGGGGTCGGTCGGGTCGCGACCGGCGAGCATGTCGCGCACGTAGTCGCGAGGAAGGTCGAGTCCGTCGTCGTCACGCGTCTGCTCGATCGCCGCCGTAATCTCGTCCTCGGTGGGCTCGCGAACGGCGGGCGCGGCCGGCGGCGGGAGGTCGGCGAAGAGGTCGAACTGGGCGCTCATGCGCTCCACCTTTCGACGATCTTGATCTTGATGTTTTCGCCGATGATGGCGCCCTCGGGGCCGTAGCGGTTGAGCTTCTCCCGCACGTCGTCGGAGAGGGTGTAGTGGGTATTCCCGTTCTTGCAGAGCTTCAAGCTAAACCACTCGCACGAGTAGGTCTCGCTCTTCGTCTTGCGCATGATCGTCTTCGCGGTCTCCTCGGGGAGCTCTTGCCCGGCGAGGATATAGCAGACCTTCTCGAGGTCATCGGTCGTCGTCGGACGATCGGAGTACCAGCCGAAGACGTCTTGCCAGTCTCCCGTCCCGAGGATGAAGTTCTTGTCGACGCCGTTGTTGTTGCGCTTCTTCCTGGGCCCGTTGTATCCCGAGCCCGTCTGATAGGTCTCGGTCGTGATCTCGGCGAAGACCTTCTTGACGAGGGTTTTCATGTTGTCGTGGATGAGCGCCTTGAGGCCGGCGAGCCAGCCCTCCGCGTTCTCGATGGTGAAGACAGGCGTCCGGTACTCGTCGATCTCCTTCATCATCTTCGCGTAGTCGGTGCAGAGCATGTACGCCTCGAGGCGGAAGAGCGAGACGAGGTACTTCCAGCAGGTGCGATCGACGTACTTCTCGAGGGAGACGCCGTATTCCATGTTATGGGTCTGATGGGCCTCGAGCGGGGAGTATCCGCGGAGCTCCTCGAATTCCTTCTGCAGCTTCTCGCCTATGGCCTCGAGGGCGTGGAGGTCCGAGAGCATCTTGAGCTTGCGCTGATAGATCGCGGGCACATCGAGTCGGACTTCGATGTCGGTCGTGTTGTCGTCGGCGATCATCGGATTCGCCTTCCCTGCCGGAGGTCGCGTCGGCGGTTGGCCGGCTTGAGGCTCTGCGCGCGCGTGATCATCTCGGCGACGACGCCCTCGTAGACGGGCGGGAGCGCGGCGTTAGCTTCGCGGATGAGCGCGGAGTAGGCCTGGAGGGGGCCCTCCTCCCAGCACGCGTCGAGAAGCTGCTGGCGGCGCCTGGGCGAGCGCAGGAGCTCGAGGGCGGCATCCCGCGTGGAGTAGCAGTAAACCAGAACCGGCTTCGAGGCCGGGGTGGGAGCGGCGCAGGCGATTGCGTCGGACATGGCTTCATTCCTCCTTGACTCTGTGTATTACTATTATTTATCTATGCTTTACAGAATGTCAATAGCAAAGATTTACCCATGCTTTACCCTTGCTTTATTAAGTAAAGCCTTGTATTATCTTGCTATATCCGCGCTTTACGGATAAAATGGGGGTGTGGAAAAGATGGTTAATTTCCGGACTGACGAAGAATTCCTTGCCGAATTCGACAAGATCGCCAAGAAGCACAACCGCAGCCGTACGGGCGAACTGAAAGAACTGATGCTCAACGACATCCGGAGTGAGAAGCCCGAATATCAGCCGCCTGAGAACTACTAGCCCCTTCATACCGGATAGTTCTCCTTCAGCCACGCCCACTGCCGCGCGAGCTCGTCCGTCGAGCACTCCGCGCGGCCCTTCCCCCCTACCAACTCCTTGAGCTTCCGCATGAGGATCTTCTCGAAGGGGCCCTTCGAGCCGGGCCGCTTGCGCCCGATGACTATGCCGATGTGGTCGGCGATCTGCTTCCGGAGGAGCTTCTCGGCCGCCTTCGGCCCGAGGCCGCCTTCGGCCCGAGGCCGCCGTCTGGGCGTAGGCGCCGGCGCCGGAGGAGGGGCATCGAAGAGAGAGGGCCCTTCCCGATAGGCCGCGCTCCCGATCGGCTTGATGCGCTCGCGCCCGCCGCCTCCTCCTCCCTCGGAACCTTCCTCGCTCCCGCCTTCCTGGCCCTCTGGCGCAGGCGCAAGGGCGAGGACCTGCTCAGCCTCGATCGCGGCTATAGCGTCGCGAATTCGGGCATCGGCGGGGGCGAAGATAAAGGCCTCGCGCTTGCCGGGCGCCGTGCGGTTGCCGCGGGCGAAGCACTGCTCGAGCCAGGGCACGGAGCGGATATGGGTCAGGCAGGCGATATGGGAGACGGCGGGGACGCTCATCCCTTCGTAGGCCATAGCCACGGTCACGAGGATGTCGGCCGTCGGCAAGGCCCGGCCTTTGAAGCGGGCGATCGCCTCGGCGGCGGCCGGGGAGTCGTCGGAGGTCGCAAGGAGGGCATCGAGGCCGCGCTTCCGTAGGTGCTCGAGGTAGGTCCGGGCTACGTCGATGTTCGGCGCGACGACGAGGAGCTTTCCCGCGGGGTAGACTATGCGCCGGTACTCGAGCCAGTCCGCCACGGTCTCATCGAGCAGCTCGAGGGCGTAGCCGGTCCTGAGCGCGGTGAAGAGGGCGTCCGAGGCGTAGTCGCCGCCGGCCAGGCTCTCGGCCGAATGGACCGCGCCCTCGGTGTCCTCCCACTGCGCTTGGCCGTCCAGGTGGCGGAAGTGGACCGGGACGATAGCGCCCTCGCGGAGGGCGTCGGTTCGGGAGTAGCGGACGCAGGCGCGGCCGGGCCCCTCGAAGACGGGCAGGCCTTCGCCGTCGTACTCGAGTCCGGCGATCGGTTGGCCGTCGCCACGGGCGAAGGTCCCGGAGGCGTAGACGACGAGGCTCGAGCGCTCGACGAGGGGCGCGATGGACGTATCCCATGGGCCGCCGGCTAGGCGATGATGGGGCTCGTCGAGGAAGAGGATCCAGCGGCCGCGGGAGAAGGTGTCGAGATGCCGGGCAGGGTCCGCGACGATCGCCTGGTAGGTCGTGACATAGCCTTGCGTCCCTCGGCACGGATCGGCCTCATTCCCCGCCGCGCGGATGCGGTAATGGGACCACTCGGGGAAGTCACTCTCTCCCTGCTCGCGCAGGGTGTTCCGGGGTACGACCCAAAGCAGGCGGTCGGCGATCTCGGGCATGAGGCGGTCGGCAAGTATCCCAGGGAGGGCGCTCTTGCCGCCGCCAGGCGTGACGGACTCGAAGATCTCGCGGATGTCCTCGCCTGCGGCTATACGGTCGGCTATGCGGACGGTCTCGGCTTGATGACGGCGAAGGTTCATATCTCCGCGTCCTTCACGATCTCGTGGAGCATCCCCTCGAGCCGTAGCGCTATGTCCCGGTAGACGATCAGCTCCTCGCAGACCTTGAGGGTGATCATCGCGAGCCCGGATCCCTGGTCAGGGCCGAGCATGGCGTGTTTCCGCGCCTCGGCGACGAGGAGGTCGGAGGCCAGGGCGGCGGCGGGGAGGTCGGAGCCGGTCATGACTTCGCGCCCTCAAGCGCTCGCTGTATCAGCCGCTTCCAGTCGACTGGCCCCTTGGCTTCGACCGCGTATTCCTCCGAGCAGAGGAGAATCATTCCGCCACATTTGCAGCTAAGCTCGATGCGCTCGATCTTGTTGATTCCGTATAGCACGGTGAGCAGGGTGTCGCCGTTCTCGAGGCGTCGGAGCTTTACGAAATCGCCGCATTTTGGGCACTTGAAAAAGAGGTCTCGCTGTCGGGCCCACTTCGGAGAGGCTCGGCGAATTTCATAGCCGAATAGCTTCACAGCCTGCACTCCTTCGGTCTCTCCGCCTTCACGCCCGAGCAATCCGCGCATATCTTCTCGAGCCTGAGCGTCGGCGCTCCTTGTACGGGCCTCCAGAACCAATGCGCGAGAGGTCGGCCGCACTGAGCGCAAAGCTCGAAGAGCTCCGGCCCTCGTGGAGCGCCCTCGGCTAGTCGCTCCGCCCTGAGCTTGTCCATCTTCTCGCGGACGGCTCTGGCCTTCGATCCAGCGCTCTTGCGCTTTGCGAGCTTGGAGGGGTCGGTCATATCGCGATCCTGTCCATGACGGACTCGACGGGATCGGCGCGGCGGTCCCAATACCGCATGGCCGCAAGGCGGGCGAGCTGCTCGCGTTCCGATTCCGTGAACTTGCGCGAGCGCTGCCTCAGCTTCGGTGCTCGCTCCATCTTGGCCTCGCGCCTGTAGCCTGGGGCGCCGCGGCGCGGGCGTTCGAAGACGGAAAGAAGGCCCGCCTCCGCAGGGATGAAGTCGAGGGCGAAAACAGAGAGCGGTGCCGGGACCGCGAACCAAAAGGCCTTGATGATGTCGCTCTCGTGGCCGTGGTGCTTGCTGGCATCGCGGACGAGGTCGGCCCTTGAGACCTTGATCTCGATCTCCGTGGCATAGCCAGCCTTGGACAGCAGGAGGATATCGGCCTCGTGGTTGAGGCCCATCCCCCAATACACGTTGGGCACAATGAGATTACGGCGATAGTCGAAATACTCGGCCACGGTGATCTCGATGTCGCGCGCGGTCATATCCCCGTCCTCACTCTCTCCACATACTCCGCGCACACCCCGTCCCGCCGCACTCCCCGGACGCCCTGGAAATGCGCGGCGATAGCCTGGTCCTCGTTCCCCAGGCGCGCGAGGTTGTCCAGGTAGAGCCGGGCGGTCACGTAGGCGGCGCCGTAGGGCTCGAGCTCGTCGAAGCTGCCGTACTTCGCCTCGCGCTCCGCATGCCATCGCTGGTCGAGTCCGTAGGCCCCTTGGACCGTGGGCAGGGCGTGGACTGGATCCGGCCTCCCTGAGCTTTCGGCGAAGCGGAAGCCGCGAATGGTCGCCTCGGGCGCGCCGGTCTTGAGCGCGGCGGCCTCGGGGCCTTGCAGGATCGGGTCGCGGGAATAGGCGGCCGGCGCCAGAGGGCCGCGGTAGGCGGCCGAGCCGAGAAGGAGAAGCAGGGGGAGGAGGGCGAGGAGGCGGGTCATAGAGATGATCCTTTGGATTTCTGCAAGGCTCGAAAGGTCTGCGGCGATATCTGCGAAACATGAAGGATTGCAATCTCTCCGGTTCCATCAGCTCGGGCTTGTTCCCGTATTTCCTTGAGGTCGACTGTCCCCTTGAGGGTCATAACCCAATAAGCGCCCTGTCCGCGTGAATGCCCATAGGTGATGAGCCAGAAAGATTGCTTGATCATTTCAGCAACCTCGCGAGGTTCGTCTTCCGCGCGATCGTCGTGAACTTCCCGAGCTCGTCGATGAGCGCGAGGACCTTCTCGGCCGAGGGCTCGGGAAGATGGTTCCCGCCTGAGTCCGCGCCGATGTTGACCTGCTCGGGCTCGCAGCGCTTGATTAACTCGACGAGGGGCGCGAGGTCGAAGTCGAGGATCGGCTCGATCGTGACGAAGCGACGGAAGGCTGAAAGGCGCTCCATGCCGATGGCGCGAGACTCCGCGGGCGGGGAAGCTCCCTTGCAGGGATAGAAGCGATTCGTCTCGATCGTCGTGCATGCGACGATTCGGTCCTTCCCGAGCCAGTCGCCCAGGAGATAGTCCCTCATCTTCGCGGGGTTCTTGCTCTGGAATAGATAGCGATTCGAATACCAGTTGCACTTCGTAAGCGTGTTAATGATCCAGTCATGCGGGATCGCCTCGGCGAAGAGGTCGCAGCTCGAGCCGACGAAGACGAAATTCCCCTCGCCCAGGTCGGTCTTGAGCTCACGCTTATCGAAGTAGATGGGATGCTGCTTGCCCCATCGCTTCATATAGCAGTAGGTGCAGCCGTGCGGGCACTCGCCCTTGACCGTGTTCCAGGTGTGGGTCACGAAGTCGTACATGTCGCCCTTGGAGATATTAAGGCTCATATCCACGCCCTAACGCGCCTAACGTACTCGCCGTCGACGCCGTGCTTCTTCGCGCCGGTCTGTCCCCATCGGTAGGCGGTGAGCGCCATGTCCCAGTCCCAAAAGACGCTGTAGTTCCAATCGAGAATTTGCGCGACGATGAGAAGGCTCGAGGGCGAAGTCGGGTCGATAGGCTCGCCGCCGTTGAAGCGCTCCGAGAAGTAGGGAAGCCAGCGCGAATTGAGGCCGGGGCCGTAGTCCTCGGTCCCGTTGGCGCACTTGGCCGGAGGGTGGTTCATATCGCCGCCCGATTCGTAGATAGCGACGGCCATCGTGATCTCGGCGGGCACGTCATAGCGCTCTTCCCCGATCTCGGCGAAGTCGCGCATCGAGAGGCCGGTTTGATGCGGCGCATAGGGAGACTCGAAGGGCCCGCGATAGGGAGCGGCCGAGCCGATGAGGGGGAGGGTCAGGACGGCCAGGAGGGCGAGAAGGAGAGGCTTCATGATTTCGCCGCCTCGAGAGTGCGAGCTACGATTTTTTTCCAGTCAACGGGACCTTTCGCCTCAACCGCGAATTCCTGTGAGCAAATCGTGATCATGCCGCCGCATTTGCATTCGAGCTCTATTCGCTCGATGACATTGGCCCCGTAAAGAGCGGTCAGGATTGTGTCGCCGTTCTCGAGCTTGCGGAGCTTCACGAAGTCGCCGCACTTCGGACACTTGAAGAAGATGTCGCGCTGTCGAGCCCAGGCGGGCCGAGCGCGGCGAATCTCTAAGCCGAGGATTTTCACGCCGACCCCTTCGCCACTTCGGCGGCGGGGATCTCTCGCGGCCGGCCGTGGCTGTCGTAGCGCTCAGGCAGGGGATAGGCGACGACAGGCGGAGCTTCGCCGGGCATCTCGACGACCTGGGCGGGGATTGTGCGATCGGGGCCCTCGAAACGCTCTTCCTGCTGAGAGATCAAGCCGGAGAGGATGCCGGCGCTAATCGCGAAGACAGCGACGATTAGGGCAGCGCTAACGACTACTACGACAGCGACGGTGATGATGGTGCTCATGATCCCTCCTCTTTCATCTGCCGATTCCCTAACCATGGCGCGACCTTCTCGACTTCGGCGCTCATGCTCTTTACGCAGTAGTCGCCGCAATGCAGATCGCGACCCTCGCCCTGTCCGACCTTCACGGAGATGCATGGCCCGTTCGCGATCGCGCGTTGAGCGAGCGCGGCGACTTCGTCGTCGGTTCCCCCGTCGACGCGGACGTAGGTGGTCAGCTTCATCGTCACTTCGTACAAGGGCATACGGGGTGACAGCGACTCGAACGCTGCATTCGGTGTGTTCCCGATTCCGGCGGATACCATCCGCTCGCTCAGGAGGCGCCTCCCCTGGCGCCCTTGCACCCCAAGAAACTTGCGGCCGGGGATAATGCTCACTTAGGCCCGGCCGCCTTGATGCCGCTCGAAGCGGCGGCCCGAGTTTTTCGGGCCTTGATCTTGTAGGAAAACCCGGCGCAATGGCGCGCACGCCGCGCCGGGCAGTTAGTTCATTAGCTGGCGAGGGCGGCTAAACCCACCTCCGGGCCTCCATCGACCTGTAGGCGATCCCTCTCTCCAGTCTCAGGCGCGCATCCTGGGAACGAGTCCCGCGTATGAGGCCGGCCAGCGTGGCCGCGGTGGTTACGAAAAGCAGGGCGACGAGGAGAGCGGTACCTATTCGCTCGGAGCTCGAAGAAGTCGCGATGCTCGCGATAGGCTCGGCGCTGATGACGGGCGCGGCCTCCTGGAAGGCGATGGCGGCGGGGGCTACGTTAGCGACGGGGCCGAGGGCCTCGAGGCTGGGCAGCTCCACCGGGGGCGAAGCGACGGCCGGGATGGCGAAGCAGAGCAACGCCAAGGCGACCGCGATGAAGAAGATTTTCTTCCTCACCTATACCTACCTTTCCCCGCGCTAGAAGCGGCGCGGGTCGCTTGATTCCATGGGCTAGGCGATGACCTGGAGCTCGGGGACTTCCTTATCGAAGTAGTCCGCGATGCGCTTCATGGCCTCGTGCTTCCAGGCGCCGCCGTCCGCTTCGATGAGGGTGAGGACTACTTCGTCGCCCTGGGCGCGGTAGCGGAAGAGGAAGCTCGAGGCGGGCTGCTCGATCTGGCGGAAGGTCCGGAAGGGCTGGAGAACGGCGACACCGGGATCGACCGCGTCGGAGGTGTTGATGATGCCCGCGTTGGCCTGGGTCTTCGTGGTCGAGCCGTTGTCGAGCTTCGCGATCTTGGCCTCCGAGACGAGGCTCGAGGCGATCGTGAGGACGACGCCGCGATCTTCGGTATTCTCGAAGAGCGACATGAGGGCGATGATGAAGGCCTCGGTCTCGTACCAGGAGCCGAACTTGAAGGGCTCGGCATCGTTCCCGAGCTTCGCGACCATGAAGCAGGTCCGAGCCTTCTGATCGCCCGAGAAGGCCTCGAGGAGCTCGACGCGAGTCGGGGAGACGATGCGAGCGAAGAGCTTCGCCGGGTCGATGCCCTCGAGCTTGTCGCGGACGTAGGCGGCGATCGCGGAGAGGGAAGATACCTCGAGGGTATCCGGCCGCGGGTCGTCGTAGATACGCCGGAGGTTCTGCGTGTCGAAGAGCTTCGGCCCCGCGCCAAGGTCGAGCTCGACTATGCGGTTGTCCTTCTCGTTCGCCGCCTTGACGAGCTTCTCGATCTTTTCGATGACGGGGACGGTGAGATCCGATTCCATCTAGCCTCTCCTTTCCTTCGCCGCCTGAAGCTGATCCGTGAGCTTCAGTTGCTTGGGATTCGAATTCGATGCCTTCAGCTCGCCGTCGTCGTTGACGACGTACATAAGGCCCACGGTCCCGCCGATTCCCTTCGGGAGCTTTGAGTCCGCCGTGACGGCGTAGGCAACTTCTTGCCTTGTCGCCGAGGGCTTAAACGAGATCTTCAGGGTAATCTCGCGCGTCGCTGTTGCCGGCATTTCGTCGTCGGCGATGTTGGCGAGAACCTTCTGAAGCTCGTGCTCGAAGAGCTCCGCGGCTGCTCCTCCGGCGACGTTGTTCAGGGTCGTCCTTTCCACCTACTTCCTCCTTTTCAAACTTGGATTTCGCGAAACTCGTATTGCGGGTAACGCGCTAGAAACAGCTTTTTCTTGAGCTTGTACACGTCGGTCTTCATGCCCTTCACGTCTTCAACGATGACCGAATTCGTTTCGAGGTTTCGGTAACGGAAGTCGGCGATGTAGGTAATAGAGCCCGCTTTCTTGTCGAGCTGGAGCTCAAAGCGAGGCTGTCGCTCGAGGCCCTCGATGAGGCCCGCGCGCTCGAGCATCTGGAGCTCGGCGAAGCGGTTCATCTCGGCTTCCGAGGCGAAGAGCTGGCCGTCGAGGGTCCGCTTCGCCTTGATGGAGACGCGGATCCGGCCCCGCTTTTTCTCAGGCGCGAAGAGCGCGGCTACTTCCTTGGGGCTAAGGCGCTCGCTCATCGCCACTCCTTCCACCCACATCGCGAGCACCGGCAGCGCTTATGCTTGCCGTCATCCAGGGTCTCGCCGGTCGGGATCCAGGCATCCGAGGGATGGCCTGAGCATGCGCAGAGGAGCCAGCCGAAGAGGGCGCGAAGGATGCGCTCGAGGGCCGAGCTGATCGCGAGGAGGATGTGGAGGGAGCGGGGGATAGTCATACCTTCTGCCTTTCCTTCGCCCCAGACTTGGCGGCTTCGGCTTTCGCGGCCTCGAGGCGCGCCTTGAGGAGCTGGTCGATCTCGCTCTTCTCGACCGTCCACCGGCTCGTGTCCGTAGCCTTGCAGGCGGTCTTGAAGTTCCCGAGCTGGCACCAACGCTCGGCCGTGCGAGGCTCGCAGCCGAAAGCGTCGCAGATGTAGGAGATGTGGACGCGGTGATGCTTCATACGGCAATCCCCATGAGCTTCGAGCGCTGCTTCCACGGGAGCGCTTCCCACTCGGCGCGGAGCTGCTTATCGGTCTTGTCGCCTTTCAGGTGCGCGCGCCAGGCGGAGAGGGTGTGCTTCTCCTGCCCTACGCGGAATCCGGGGTAGCGCCAGGGCGTGCGCGTCGGCGAGATGTAGGTGCGCGAATAGCCGAGAAGCTGCCCCGCGACGGTGCCCGTGACCATGCGCTCGTCTTTCTCGCGGCGGAGCTCGGAGACCTCGCCCCGGAGTGCGACTACTTCGGCGATGAGCTCATCGATCGCGGTGGCGAGGTTCTCGTGCGCGCTGATCATTCCTTCCTCGCTTTGCCGACTTCGTAACCGATCCAGGCGCAGAGAGCGCAGAGGAGGATGATTACGGGGAAGGCGTTGGCCAGGGAGTAGTAAAGCTCGCTCATCCCTCTGCCCTCCCGCGCTCGTGCGCGAGCCCGTCCTTCGTAGGCCGCGCGATCTCGCGGACTTCGGCTAGATACCTGTCGAAGGCGCCCTCCCAGGCGGTCGCCCGGCGCTCGAGGGCGTCGCGCTCGCCTAGGGCGTTATTGAAGCGCTCGAGTAGGGAGTCGCGAAGGAAGCGATCGGCTTCGGTGAGGGCGCCGTCGGTCATGAGGCGGCGCGCGTCGGCCATGTCGTCGGGGGTGATGTTGAAGATCATGATCGCGCTCCAGCCAGCTCCTCGAGCTTCTTGAAGGCTTCGGCGGCCTCGGCCTCGCTCGCGCGGGGCTCGGCAGGGGAGGGGGAGCCGCCCAAGCGGAGGGCAGGGAGGCCGATCAGGAATTGGAAGTCGCCTGCGCTCATGAGCTTGTGCTCGGCGGCGAGGCGGTACTCTCGGGCGAGGGCGGCGGAGATGACGGGGCGGGAGGTGGTCTTCGGTGGCTGCTTCGGCGCCGAGCCCTTGTACTCGCCCTCGCGGCGGATCGTGGGCAGGACCTCGTGCGTCACCCAACGGCGGAAGCGGTGAGCGTCGGTGCCTTCGGTCGTCGCGCCCTGGCAGCGGAGGAGGAGGGAGAAGAGGCCGGACTCGGAGAGGATGAGGAGTTGATGCCCGTTGACACTATCGGAAATTCCGATAGTGCCGCGCTCGTCCTTGTCCAGCCGGGAGATAGCGTCGCTGGCGTTCTTGATCTTGAGCGCGTCGCAGACGTCCTTGGCGATGAACCAGGGCGTGCCCTCGCGGTCGAGGATGCGGACGCGGAACTTGTCGAACTGGAAGACGCGGGGCGCCGGCTCGGCCCTGAGCCCCGGAAGCTCCGCCTGGATGCGGGCGCGCCGGAGGGCCTCCTTCTTGAAGAGGGGGCGCAGGCGCTCGACGTCCTCGGGCTCGAGGTCGGTGTAGGGGTAATTGATGTTGAGCTCGGCCTTGGCGATCTTCTTGATCGCGCTCTTGCAGGTTAGGCCCATGTCGGCGGCGAGGCTGAAGATGGTCATATCTCCGTCCTCTCGCGCAGGGAGGCGAGCTCGCTATCGACGGAGACCCCGACCGGGGAGATGATGAGTAGGCGTCCTATGCGGGAAAGGTCGACGTCGTCACTTTGCTTGAGCTGGACGTCGTCGAGATAGACTTCCGGGACCGTCACCGCAGAGCCGCGACTTCCGATTTTTCGAAGCTTATAGCGACCAATCCGTACTGACATTGTAGCCCCCGAGAAACAATATGCTCTTGTGGTAAACCCTGGGGGATACAATGTCAAGCGAAAAAGTTGCGTCGGCGGTACTTTTTTTCGCGATATTGTAAGTATGGATTTCTTTGACCGGGTAAAACTCCTAGCCCGGGAACAGAATACGACGATCGAGGCCGTCGCCAACTCGGCGGGCCTTACGCGCGCTTCGTACAATTCGTATCGCGCGAAGGGGAACTTGCCGCGTGCCGATGAAGCGGCAGAGATGGCGAGAGTATTACATACTACAGTTGAATATCTTGTTACAGGGAAAGACGATATGAAGGGATCTCTGATAGCTCACATAATGGCGCGCCTCGAGCCCCGGACCGACGAAGAGCTCGATCGCGTCCTCCTCGGCCTCGACGCCATCCTCGGCCCCGAGCCTCGGCCGGCGCCCTCCCGCGAGGTTGACGACCGGCAGCTATCCGAGGAGGACCAGGCCGCGATCGAGCGCGGGCATCGCCCGGCCCTCGCTAGAAGGGGCACCGAGGGGCACAAAAAGCAGGCGTAGACGAATGTCTACAAGGTAAATATGTTAAGGAAACCGATTCCTTACACATGCAATTATATGAATTTCCAAAAGTGAAGCGCACGAAAGAGGTTGAGATCCTACGGTATGGAGAGCTGAGACTATTGATCCAGCTACCGCTATCGACCTTTGCGACTTTCGAGCGTGCGGCGCGGATCTCGGGCGAGGATGTGCTCGAGCTGCTCGAGCGCTATGTCTACCGGATCGTGCAGGAGTATTTTGGGCAGGGTGCTAGGGTGCGCCGGGTTCAATCAGTGCGATTACCCGAGCAAGTGTATCGCGCTCAACCTTTATCAATTCGGCCTCGGCCTCGTCGCCATCCAGCTTCGCGCGCCGTAGGTCATCGGAGGCGGCGGCGAGCATATCCTCGAGGATCTCGCGCAGAGATTCGATAGTCATAGACTCCGCCAGGCCCACGCCCAGCCGGAGCCTATTCGCCGACGCTTCTCTTCAGCTTTTCAAGCTGCTCGGGGGTGGCTGGAATATACCCAGGCCCCGGAGATTTGAGCATCCGCTTAGCGGTTGCCGGGTTGACTTCCAGCCGTTCCGCTATATCGTGGGATTTTAGATTGTGACGCACGGCGAGGTCTTGAATATCGGTCGGCACAGAATACTCCTCGACTGAGGAGCGACTCTCTGCGCGTTTCCGCGTGTGCCGTTCGCCTTGGCCAAGATGAGGGTATTAGAGTTTACGGATGATTGAAAAGGGGGAGAAGATGTTATCAAGATCCCGCAATTTATGTATGCCAATGCCGGTGTGCCTTTTATTAGTTTGTCTCTTCTTTTCTTCGTGCGAACTCCCATTTTCGGTTATAGATGCAAACAGTGTCACGATGTCTGTGAAGTCCAAAACTTGCAAGGTCGGTGATTCATTTACCCTTTCGGCAATAATTTCTCCTAGCAATACTACAGACAAGACTATTACTTGGACTTGTGATAAATCCTCAATAGCGACAGTGACCAATGGTACTGTGACCGGTATTGGTCCCGGCAGCGCTATAATAAAGGCAACGGCCAGTAATGGATTATACGATTATTGTATTGTTACAGTTGGATCAGCCACGACTACTGCCCCTGATTCTAGATTTATTGGAACGTGGACATTATTTGAACATGGTGAATACTTGAGCTCGATTAGCGAGTATAAATGGTCAAGATATGTATCTCGAACATTTACTAATACTAATAAGTATTCCTATTATGCGAGCTATGAGGATTATGGAGTTACCTCTAGCGGCTCCCCGTATATGTTTGACTATGAATGGAAAATTGAAAGTGGGCAATTCAAGGAGCGCCTCTGGGATAATGAATATGATGATTGGGATAGCAGTAGTTTTACTTTTACGGATTCAACGCATTTAACTATCTCGTATTATTTATCCGGAACATTGATAACGGAATATTATACCAAGGGATAATTGCAAATACCTTAGGCGAATTATTTCTTCTTCTTTCTCCTCGCCTCGTCTAATTTCTTCTTCGCGCCATCGGAGCGTATGCGCATGTTCTCATCCGTCTCGTGGATGTAGTGCTTGCGCATAACTTCGGTAGTATCGCCGAAAACCATCTCCATCTCGTCCTTCGTAAGCACGGTCATAGCGAACGTGGCGAAGGTGTGCCGGAGGTAGTAGGGCGTCCAGTTGGTTGAGTCGAAGCCCTCGCGCTCGAGCGTCCGCGCGAAGGCTTGGCCGATCGCGGCATCCGAGAGCGGCGTGGTGAGCTTCACGGTCCAGATATAATCGTTGTCGCCCGAGGCCCGCGACTCGGCGCGCCAGATCGCAAGCTCCTGCGCCGTGCGCTCGGAGAGATAGGCCGGCTTCACCTTCTTATTCTTCGTAGTCTTGATCTTGTCCTTCGTACCGGACTCGATCGCCTTGCGTATCGGGAGGTAGCGGTCCTCGGGGTGGTAGTCCTTCCACTTCGTCGCGCGAATCTCGCCCGGGCGTGCGCCCGTGTCCATGAGCACGGCGAAGAAACTAGCCCACATGCTCGAGCCCCAAACCTTGATGAGGCCGAAGTGCGAAGGAGGGAAGAGCTTGTCGCAGACGTCGTCAGGGAGGGGAGAGCGCGGCCGCTCGGGCTCCTTCGAATATTTGATGATCGCTGCGGTAGGGTTGTACTGGACGAGGCCGTCAACGATCCAGCTATCGTACATGAGCTTGATCGAATAGAGGAGCTTCGAGCGCGTCGCCTTCGTGAGCGGCTTCTTCGAGGTCGCCGTATCGAGGCCTTCGCGCGCGGTAAAGCGTTCGGCCTCAAGGATCTTCGCGTCGATGATCGAGCCGGAGAGCTCGCGGATATCATAGTCGCCGAAGAGCGGGATGATGTAGTTGACGAGATGGGCCTGGCGATCAGTGAGCGACTTTCCCGTCATGTCGCGGCCCTTCCCTCGGCGATTCTTATACCAGGCTCCGCCCTCGTCGAAGAATCCGGAGGCGAGGTCGCGGATGAGGATCTTCCTCTCATTGCCTGCGAGGAGGCGAGGCTTTGCGCGGCGCGCCCAGGCGAGAGCCTTCCGCGGATCGGTTTCCGGGGTCATCGAGTAGGCCCCTGGCCTCTCCGCGAAACTCACCATGTACCGCCCGGAGGCGCGATCGAGCTTGTATTTGATGTCTTTCGGGGGCCTGCCCAT